AATTCTTCAGGAGGCGGGGGATTGGGGCAACCAATTAGTCCTCCTACGGCACTGGTAGCGGCTAAAAACTTTCTCAAGAGGTTGTTATCCGTATCGCCCGGTCTAAAAATTGTGTCCGAGGAAATACTGATGCTGGCTAAAATTTTCCTCAAAATATTGTTGTCGGTGTCTCCTAATCTGTAAGCCGTCTCGTCGGAGTTACTGACTACGGTAAGTATTTTTCTGAGGATGTTGTTGTCGTCGTCTCCAGGTCGATAAGTCGTCTCGGCGGAGTTACTGAGGACTGCCAGGATTTTTCTAAGCAGATTGTTGCCGTTATCCCCAAGTTTGAAAGCCGGTTTTATGAAGGACGGACCGGCGCAACTTTGAATGACGAAAAGAATCTTTCTCAACAGATCGTTGTTTAAGTCTCCTGGTTTGAATGTCGTTTCGTCAGCAGCCATGTTGATATTTTAAAGGGCGGACACCGATTAAGATGTCCGCCCTGATTCACCTACCCCCATAGTCGAGGCAATTAGGCTATTGGCTCGACTAATTGCTTAGTGGATTACGGGCGTTTCGTCGTCGCCGCACACGCCTACCTCCACGAACGAGTCAGCTCCGGTGAAGCTCGAAGAGCTAGTATCCGCACAGCTCACGAGGCCAAGGTCTGCCAAGCAGCGTTTGTAAAGGATCGGGATGATGTGCTGAGGGCGCAAAGGACGGTAAGCACGAGTAATCTGATACTTGTGCCATCCAAAGTCGCCCCATTGGTTACATTGGTTGTCGATCTGGTAGTGCCATTCGAGTTCGCCCATGTGCAATTGCGGAGCGAATTTGAAGCTACCTTCACCGACATACTTCTCGGGAACGAGCCGTTCGAACGATCCGTCCGCGATGAGAACGCCGACTTCGTAAGGCGCGTTCAGCCATGCCGGATTTGGCTTGGCGAAGGCGGTATTACGTGCCGGGTTCGAAACCACAGTCACCGGGTCAACAAGCGCGAGTGTGCCGTCCGGATTGAAGCCGGTTGCACGTAGCGGGCGTTGATCGACTCCGAAGGCGATTCCGCGATACGCGGGAGACTGTTCGAACGAATAGGCAGTAAGCGAGGTTTCGCCAAGCTTATACTGACCGGTCGTAAGGGCAATCATCACGTTCTGGACGCCAACCTCAGATCGAAAATATTCAACCTGATCGGAACCTCCGATGAATCGGAAGTGAGGCATGCCCTTGTCCTGGGAATACCACTCACCGAAAAGCACCTCTCGCAGATAGCGAGCGATGTAGTGGAGCGCCTTGAAGGTCATCGGTCCGGTAGGAAGCAACGGGGCGAACTTTACGCCCAGGTCGGTTTCCAGACCGCCAGTGAAAAGGCTGTTGAAGTCGTATCCAGCGTTCGCCGTGAACTTCGAGGCGGAGCGCAGATACAACTGAGCGCGAATGTCGGCATTGACATACTGCGTGACGAGTTTCTTCAGGGAGTCCTCGGCCATGACATAGCTGCCCTTGAAGGCGCTGTAGCCTTTCTTGACGCAGATGTTAGGACCGCGACCACGAAAAGATTCGAGGCGCAGAGTGAATTCAACCGTGTCGGTCAAATCCTGAATACCGAGGTTTCCGCAGATTTCCGTATCGCAGAGGAACGTAGGGATTGCAAGTGAGTCCCCTGGAGCAGCTTGCATCTGAACGACGCTCCGGATCGAATCGCTAGTTCCGGACGGAAAAGTCCCTCCGGTGATAACGTTCATGTAGGGACTGTTGGCTGCCAACGCTTTAGCGATGGTTCCGACGATGCGGTTTACATCTTTGGACGCGATGTCAGAGATGTCCGATGGACTGTCGCAGAAGAAACTAGGCATAACGTAAAAACTTTCCAGACTATTCCGAGTCTGAACCGGTCACAGAAAACGATTCTCTGTGCAGAATTTAGTTTTACGTTGAGGCCAACAACGAAGAAATTTAGGCCGTCCCTGGTGAAGCGAGCAGAGAACTTTTTTAGCTTCTCTGAGTAGTGCTAAGAATTTTGAAGGGTGTCAACTACAAATTTTTGAAGATACTGAGCGGCTTTCAAAAGTCTGGAAACCGAGTCTTTAAAATTGCCCAGCCCGGGGTTACAGAATTTGCAAAGAAGCCCTCTTACAATGACCGGATCGCTACCGTGAATATGATCTATGTGAGGTGTATCATCAAATACGTCCCCACAACAAGCGCACTTATTGTCTTGGGATTTTCGAAGATTCTCTAAAGCTTCTGGCGTCAAACCATATTTAGTCTTAATCCCGCTCTTCCAAACGGCATGTCTAACCAACGATCGATTGTTCTCTCGGTATTCTTTTGCTCGTTTGTTTATTCTCACCCGATTCTTTTCGCGCCAAGCTGCATGCTCTTTCCCTTTGCACTCCGCACACACCGATTTTCTCCCGTCCGGAGAATCCCCATCTTGATGAAACTCAGGTAAGAATTTCTTAAAGTGGCATTTCTTGCAAATCTTAGTCATCTGAGACACCCTATCAAAATTTCCCTATCTAGACAACTCTTTATTCGTCTTATCCCACCAATACCGCCAAGTCTTCTCAAACCCCTCCCGCAATCCAACTTTCGGTTCCCACCCCAACACTCGCTGAATCCGGGTGTTGTTTGAGAAGCGCGATTGAACACCAGTCGGTCCGATGACATATTGAACACCCAGGTCAGTGCCCGCGATTTGCTGAACGATGTCGATCATTTGATTCGTTGTCGCGTATTCCGCCCCACTGAGATTGAGTGGCTCAGTGACTCCTGAGTTCATCAATCGGATTGTTCCTTCCACACAGTCATCGATAAAAAGAAGAGACCGAGTTTGTGTGCCATTTCCCCAAACCTCGATTTCTTTGTGAGCGAGAAATTTTGCCCGGGCGATTTTCTTACACAACTCAGCAGGAAAATGATTGTGCTTTTTGTCGTCGCCAGGACCATAGAGTGTGAAATATCGAGCCACCCGGGTATCGACATACCCAGCCTCTCGAAATTCCCGACAAAGTTGTTCACCGAAAATCTTCTCCCATCCATAACCACGTTCGGGATTTGCCGGGGAAGTGTAGTTTTCCTGAATGGGAAAATCGTTACTCGAATACACGCACGCGCTGGAGGCGAAAAAATACCTCTGCGTTCCGAACTGTTTACACGCCCGAAGAAGGTTCATGTTGATCTGAGCGGAGAGCATGCAATCGGCACGATTGTTCTGGATGAAATCGATGCCGCCGACAGAGGCCGCGAGGTTGTAAACATAACGAGCGTCTCGGACTACCCCTACCGCATGATCCGGCTTCGATAGGTCCGCCTTCACGTATTCAACTCCATCCTTGATTTCCCAAGGCTCGCTCGACCAGCCACAGTCGCCGTGACCGACACCCCGGCTAACGCTCTTGACTTCGTGACCTTCGGATTTTAGTTTGGCAATGAGTGCTTTGCCAACGAACCCGCTACCGCCGCATACAACGTGTAAATCTCTCATTTTGGATTTCCTATACATTGACAATTGATTATGTCCTCTTTCGTTTTCACCGGATGAAGCATGATCCGTCGATCCGTCACAAAATCCAGAAAGGACCGATGTATAACACCTGATTCACAAACAAGCTGAAGCATGTAGTGATCTATGAACGGCGTGATAGGGTGGGCGGTGATTCGGTCTGCCACACTCAGCATTTGTCCGAGTGTTTGACGATGCACAAAATAAGGAGGATGAAGTGCGATTTTTGGATATGGAGATTCGTGAGGTCTGGTCTCATTCACTTCATTCGACCAAAAAGTATTCGACCCATATCGATAGAATTTTGGAGGTATCTCTGGAGTGATACAGCACGAATCTGAATCATTCAACAAATACCAATCGAAAGGATACTCCAACAAAATTCGAAGATGGTCCCTCTGTCGATCGAGAGATTCTTGTCCCGTATATGCCCGCTTGCCCGCCTGTCGGCAGATATGCGGACCGAGTTCGCGAATTGGCGCGTCTGACGGCGACATGATTACAACCGGGCACTCGTGATGCTCGTAAAATGGAAGCAACATTCGAATACGCTCGACATCACCGGAATTTTTGTAATCCCAAGTGTCAGAACCGTGTTTGCTCGGTCCGTATCCGAAAACTGCGATGAGTGTGCTTTCATTCATAGCGCGAAAATCACGAATCGTAAAACAACATAAAACCAAAAAGCAAGTAACACGAACCACAATAAAGCAAAAACGTTATCCACGATTTATGATAATTTTTTCATTTATGAGTATCTATAAAAATTTGTCGATCCGACAAGAGACGGTCGAGAACTGGACGAGTCTTCACTTGATGAATAAAAACTTTCCCGTGTGCCCGGACATGCTCGGACATAGTGTTGAGACCGTGCTCGCTCGTGGTTTCGAAGCTTGCCCCATCGGGGAAAGTTACATGAGGAATACCTGCTGAATATACAATCTGAAGCATCCAATGGTCAATGCACTCTGTAGGAAGCGGCATCGCTTTTTGTTTCACTGGTCTATAGAAAGACATCGCTGGCGTGACTGAGTGTCGGAAGAGTGCCCGCAAGACTGAGAGCGAGAAAAAATAGGGAGGCTGCAAAGCGATTTTCGGCAGACGAGACGGCGACGGGTTCAGGTCCGGAACTTCGTTCGACCAGAAAACATGCGGAGAGTCGTAAAGATATTTTGGAATATTCGGCTCCAGACAAACCGAGTCGGCGTCATGGAACAGATAATAATCAAAATTCTGATTGAGCAACTCTCTCAAGAACAATTGCTGTCTGACCAAAGTCTGCGGACCGATCCATCCTTTCTCTCCCGCCGAAATATTTTGTGAAGTATTGATTTTCGGAATTGGCGCGTCCTCAGGGGACAGAATCAAAATCGGGTGTCCGTGGTGAGCGTAAACTCCCCAATTGTTTTCAATTTGGTGTTGATCCCCGGAATACCCCGAAATAGCGACGAGTGTTTTGCTCATGTGTTTTGTCCTAGTAAATATTTCCTGCACAACTTAACGCCAGTCTCCCCTTTCGATCCGTGCCAGTATTGAACAACCCCTTCTTTTAATAGGCTGGTGAAAATCTCTTCCGTAATCGGGTATCTCCAGGCGCTTCGCATCTCTGGAAGGTTCGCCCAACCTCGATCTCTGAATTGTGGCGCGAGAATGTAGTCCCAACCGACATTTACCGACACGTCTTGCACTCGGGTAACGAGCCATTTCAAAAAATACAGGTCTCCACTGATAAAAGCATTGCCATTGATATGTCCACAGTCCGGTATCGGTCCGTTGTCGAGCCACGGTCCCGCCACACAGACAGGTTTCGCTGAATTCGCTCGATCCCAGGCAGAATTCAGGTTTTTTATCCAATCGAGAGACACCGGAACGCCGTCAGCCTCGATTAAAAGGACTGCTTTGTATGGTGGAATCTGTTTGTGATTTTTCTTGTGGAAAAACCACTCCATCGTCCCGAAAAATGTTCCGTTGCAGCCAGCGGGCCAGCCGGTGCCTCGTCTTTTGCTTATGTAGGTGAAAGTTTTGAACTTTCGAGCAACATATTTCACTGTCGCGTCATCGTGAGTGCAATCGAACCGACACACGAACAAAAAATCTGCGTAATCACTCGTTTTCGGCTCCAAATCAGCGATCAGACGTGCCAATTTGTTCGCTTGGTCCTTGTCACCGTGCCAATACTGCAACGCGATGAGAATTTTATTGGTTTTTGGCAATTCTCTCATGTCTGCGGTGTCGCATTTTATCTTTTGTTTCTTGAGTGTGCCTTTTACCGAAGAAAGGATTCCCTTTTCCAGAGCATCTTTCAGAACACCGCTCCTTAAATTCCTCGGTGTGCTTTTTCCCCTTCTTGTTGGTGTTACCCAGGCGAGCTAAACTCAAATTTTTTCGGTGCTCGGAGGTAAGCTGTTTTCCTCGATGAGCCAAACTCATTTTTCTACGAGTTTCATCAGAAATTTTTCGGCCTTTCAAAGCCATCTTTATTTTTAATCGAACTTCTTCTGACAGAATTCCGAATCCTTCACCACCAAAAGTCCCGTTTACTAATCTACAACCCTCTTCTAAGTAAAATTGAATGTAGGCCGCTTCTAAAGCAGCCCAATCTTCAAAAGAAACCTCGTCCACGATTTCGATGATCGGCTTTTTCCCTTTTTCCAACAAAGACCTCACCCAACATGCTCTGTGATTTTTTTCTATGTAAGCATGTTCGACGTGCATTCTCAATCTTTCTTGAAGATCGTTAGCTTTTCCGATATACCTAATTTCTCCGGTATCCGGTTCCCTCAAAGCATAGATGAAAGTATTCATTTTGGTCGTTGAGAGGTATTACGCGGCCCATACGTAGCATATCCAATATGTCCACACACCAAACCCAAATCTACATAACATTGATGACCGCACTCCCGGGCGCGACGAGCAAAAATTACGTCCTCACCAACGCCCAAGCCGCTCGAATTTTGAGCTTTGGCGGCGAGTCCCTCGGCCATTTCATAAGCTTTCATGGCCTTGTTACCGTCCATCGGTCCGACTGAGAGCATTTTTCGCATAGCATCGATGCCTTCCATGATACCGTGTTCGCTGGAAGTGAACCATTGGCCATATTTTCCGGAATTATCACGCGCAAGACGAGGAAATTTCTTCTCGATGTCGAGGAAAACCTGCCGGTGGATAAGTATGCAGCCGGTGCCAACCCAATTCGTCGCCTGGATACGATCAATCGGGGCACTTCGAGCCAGTTTTGCCGCCTCTTCGTTGACGCCTTCAGCAAAAACAGGCGGTCCGTGCTTATATCTACCGAAATAAAGTGCTCCAACGATTGACTTTTTGTGTGACATCAATCGATCGATAGTATTCAAGCCCGCAAAATCATCGGGCATCCAATCCCAACCCGAATACATCTTGAACCAAGGCGCGTTTCCGATCGGAAGCACCATATCATCGTCAATACTCAGCATGTATTCAAGGTCCGTCTTGAGAAAAGCGTCCGCGATACTGTTTCGAGAGTGAGCAACGAACGCATCACCAAAATTAAGCACGCTGGAGGTGCGCCTTTTGTCGAGTAATTGTGCCACACAAAAGCTCGTGATCGGGTGACTCGACTTGTGCCAGGGCAGGCAGACCATCACTTTCTTGTCGAAAATGTTGATCGCCTTCGGGGGATTAACCGGGAGGGCCGGAAGTCCGTGGGTATGGTCAGCTCTTTCGATCATTACAAAGTTTATCCAGGGCCGCTTCGGTTTCTTTCTTCGCCCAATCAGGAATGTTTCGAGAATACAACGGAAAATTGTGTGATCGGTATTTGGTTTTGATGGTGCCTCTGAATAGCTTCGGACACTTTAAAACATTGGTCACAAATCGTGCCCATAAACCGTGGGGAGAAAATACACCGAGTTTGATTTCGATCTTTACCTTGAACTTTTTAGGGGGTCGAAGTTCTTTCATTGTCCTGCTGCCTTTCGTTTCTCCGAAATATCCTTGGCAATGTCATCGAGTGCCTGGGTTGCCGGTGTATTGAAAAGCCGTTGTTCGTCGGTCTTCGGTTTCGGCAAATCTCCGCTCGCGGGCGCGTTACCCTCGCGGATACGGTTGACGCTGGCGTTCTTCAATTTGGCTAACGATGTTTTCAGTTCAGAATTCTCAGCAGTCAAAACTTTGACTTGTTCGTCCTTCACGTCGAGCTGTCGGTTTGCGTGCATTAGGTTTGCCATACCAGCAACGAGGATTGCGTAGGTCTCCGGGTTGTCGTTGGTAATCGAATATTGAATGTTCTCGTTGACGGTAGCGACCCATTTGTTGTGCTCCGCGATTGCCGCTTTCTTCGGCGCGTCGGCTTTCGGATCGTCGGGCATCGGCTTGAGAAAATCGAGTTTGCCGGTCAGTTCCTTGAGGTGGTTTTGTGTCTCAGTGAATCGGGCCGTCTTGTTTTTCTCCACCTCTGAGCTTCGTTCTGCGACATATTGCTGAATGTTCTTCTTTGCCGTCTTAATCGCTTCGGCTTTGTTGAAATTCATCAACTCGATGTCGGAGATTTTCGACTCGATAATTTTTTGGAGCGTCGGGTCGTTGAGACTGGTGAAAATCTTGTCCCACACCACTTTCTCAGGACCGCCAAGGGACTTAATTTTCTCAATCAATTTGTCTCCCGCGACGTTGGGAGAGTTCCGAAGCTGTTCGTAAATGAATTCGCGAATGTTCTCCGCGTTCTTGTCGAATTCCTTGAATTTCGGGTCGGCTTCAACATCGAGCTTCGCCCTCCACTCGCGAAGGTCTTTGATTTCCTTCTCAGTCTCGGGCGGAATAGGGTTTTTGAGTTTTTCGTCGCGCTCCGCGATGTCTTTCTTCAGTTTTTCGATTTCCGCTTCTTTAGCTGAAACTTCTTGAGCGGCCCTGATCTTGATCCCATCAAAAGCTTCGGTTGATTTCGGGCTGGCATTCGGAGGAAGAGTCGGAGAGTCTTTAAAAATCTCGTCGGCTCTTTTCTTGGCTGCTTCCCTCGCTGCGTCAGCTTCGGCTTTATCTGCCGCTGCCTTTTCAGCAGCCGCTTTTGCCTCGGGTGATTCAGCCGCCTTGCGAGCCGCTTCTTCTGCGTCCGCCTTTGCTTTCGCTTCGGCTTCGATCACTGCCGGGTCGTTCTTCTTGCTAATCGACTCAGCGAGTGCGTCGAGTCCCTCGGAAGCAGCACGAAAATCGTCCGGTCCAGGCGCTTTAAGGACATCGTTGCCTTGTGCCACAAGCTTGCGAGCGGTTTCTTCGTTTTGCGCTTGAAGTTGCTCGAACGTCAAGTCGGGATTTAGTGGGGGGTTTGCATTATCTGCCATAAATTATTTCTTCTCCGGTTCACTGAGTTTTTGTCCATCGTTCCACTGTGAGTCGTCTTCGATCGGAGGATACGCCTGGGTTTCTTTCGGGGCTTCTGCGGGCGGGTATGCGAGAAAGAAAATATTCTGGAGAGCTTGTTGGTATCCACGCAGCTCGCCATTGCGAACGAGAGTTTTGTTCGCATGTCCGCCGTCGAGTAACGTCGGCGCTAGTTCAGCAAGTCTCGGAGCAAATTTTAGTCCCGAACGGGATTCCAAAAATTGTCTGAGAAGTGACTGGTCCTCGGAATTGAATTCTATTTCGGCCATAGTTATCTCCACATTTCTGCGAGTATTCGTTCCATTTTTTCCCGGCCTCTTCTGAGTTGCTGAGAGACTGCAAGTTTTTTTCTTTCCTCTTCAGAATACTTCTTCCCGAACATGCCGTTACCCGATCCGGAATTAGCCCTAGAAATACTAAGTTTACCTTCTTCAGTTACAAAATGTTTTCCTTTTTGAGATTCCGACATTTTCTTTTTTGTTTCCTCAGAGTGCTTCCGACCCCTTCGAGTCTGACTATATTTTAGAATTGTTTCCGGAGAATGTTTCCAACCTCTTCGGGCATCAGAAGAGTTTTTTATGTGCTCTGGAGTTTGCTTTTTTCCCGTATGTATCCGGCGCAATTTTTCTCTAGTTTCTTCGGATGCTTTACGCCCCAACGTGGGAGCGGTCCCGCCGTTCGAAATATTCACCAAATTCAATTTTTCTCGAAGAGACTGTATCAAGAAAATCTCTAAATCACACGCTTCGTCAAAAGATAATTCCACCGCGATCGGAATTATCACGGGCATTAAAGGAAACATTTTATTGATCCAGTGATCTTTATGAGTGTTGCTTCCTTTATCAGTAATATGTTTTCTAAGACGAAGCTTCAAGCTCGACGACGTGATCCCAATATATCGGATTCGGTCCTCGTCGGGACGCTTCAATCCGTATAATGTGAAAAGTTTAGACTGCTGCGGAAGATTGTGCCTGTTGTTGCTCATCCGGGGGTATTTGTTGATCGGGGTGTCCGAGGGCTTGGCCGATGGAATTTTGCTGACTGTCGATTTGCTTCAACTGCTGAAGCGTAGGAATTGCCTTATCCAAAAACTGTTTTACGGGTGCTAGAAGTTTTTTATCCGCTCCCTGTTCTTCCGCACGAGAGTAATGTTCTGCTGCGTGGGATATAATAGCCTCAAAAACTTGGGTTCCGTTCGGAGTTTGTCCGTTCATAATACCCCCGCCAACTTGTTCTGCTAACGGTAAAAGTGTCTGGAGATGCACAATGTGCGAATCTCTTGCCGAAACCGGGACAGCAGCCCCTTGCAACAAAATATTAGATTCGAATTGCTGAAGTCGGTGCTGTTCCGCTTCCTCAGAAGGATCGTTGCCGGGTAACAAAACTCGTTCTGCAAATTCAGTTCCCACACGAGCTGTCAAATCCTCCACCTCCAACGCTCTCTGATTGTATAACGGATTTCCCTTTTTTTCAGTAGCCACGAGAGCTATCATTTGGCGTTCGAGCGGAGTCAAGTCTCGAACAGTTCCAGCCACAGGATATTTCGCGAGTTCATCAACTTCTTTCCGAGTCATCTTCTTGAGAAGTTCTTCCTGGGCGGCTTTCGCATCATCTTCGATCGTTTCTTTGTCGCAAATTCGTCGCTGCATTGTTTGCACCATATTCACGAACTGCGTCATAAAACGAGTTATGCGCGAATCTTTTCCTTCTTCTTCCCGCGCTGCAAGAAGGTTCCACGCAGCCGGTGATCGGAACGCTTCGCCTCCTGCCATTTGAGGTGGAGAAGTATTGCCAATAAGCTGATCCACAAGACTAGAAAAGTAAGCATCGAGTTTGAGGAAAGGTTCAATGTTGCCGTCGAGACGTTGCTCCAAAATATTCCAGCCGGTCGGGAAAATACACGTCATGCCAACGACCGACATTTTGAAAGTATGAATGCGTTTTACGTCGCCTTGAATCGGAATTTTTCCTGAAAGAATAGCCCGATCGACGATTTCATTTCGTGTTCTGTCGATCATCCCAGCGAGTTCGTAAATGTCACGACCAACGCCTTTCGAACCGTGAAGGGTGCCGTTTCCTTTTTGGTAAGAGAAAAATGTAAGGCAGGCTTCCATCGATTCGAACCTGTCGTCCTTAGAAAAAATCGCTTTGAGACCTGGGCCAGCAAATTGATAATGGGAAACTTTTCCGTTTACCTCGCGAGCGAGTAAGTGATAAACAACAATCACGCTCGCGCCCGCCATGTAACTTGCGCCAATAGTCAATTCTCGCAAAGCGTTCTGATACCAAAATTCGAGCGTGCCGCCGACATTGAGACGATCGCGAATCTGCACCGGACTGGCGATGTTGATCTCGGCCCGGGTTTCTTCGAGGTTGTATCCGGATTGCTTCGCTGATTCTGCGTCACGGATTTTTGAAAACAATTCATTCGGAAGAAAAGTTTCCTTCAAAATCATTACCTGACAATACGTGCTATCCTGCTTCGTTCCATCGGGAGCGAACGCTTCATCGAATTTGAAATGGTTCGGGAACCAAGTAAACTCGTCGAGCCAAGCAACAGCGGAATAACCAAAGAGGGCGTTGTTAAAAGCGATGTCGTCAACGAGAGTAGTCCATCCCTTGCGCCCTCGAATCGTGCGCGTAATCACTTCACGAAAAGTCTCCGTTTTCTCTGAGGCGTTTTCCCAATCTTCGGAAAGTTTTGAGTTGGTGAGATATTTCAGTCCGTCAACTGCCTGAGTGAATCGAGGTGCGACTTTCTCGATCATGCTTGGCATTGGCTTGGTCGTGAAGTTTTGCTTCCACCCGAGACCTTCTGCCTCTAACTTGTAGCTATCGTATGGCCTCTCTGCGTTGTATTTCGCCAGGATTCGAGAGCCAACGATCGATCGGTTTCTGCCTGCCTGGATAATGAGTTTGACCACTTCGCGGCCCATGTTCGCATCTTTGATGCTTCGTTGGGTCGGTTCACCGGATGAATCAATCTGCGGAGATTGAATTATCGTGCCGGGGTAGTCTTGGCCAGTCTGGTATTCGGTCCCTAAATTATCGGGCATATTACTTCGATTGAGTAGTGCGCTTGCGGTCCCAAATAGGCAACCATTTCTTCTTAGGGCACTTCTCGGTTGTCAGAATCACCTTGGCATCAGTGAAGCAGCCGCAAACAGTGCAAAGACGTTCGTTTGGCTCAAAATATCCGCAAGGTTCGCACACGTTTAAACGCTGCGCCCTCTCTGGCACGGTCGTTATCGTGCGATAACCAAGAAACCTTGCAATGAGTAACCGGATCGCCGCCCAGGAGAGTTGAAAAATCTTTTTCACCAGTTTTGATCGGGGTCGTTGCGAGAATCCCAAATACACCAAGCGAGTGTGACCGCTAAAAGAATGGTAATCATCATAGAGTGCGCTTTCTCCAGCAATGGCCGGGTAATTCCGGGTTATCGACCGTTGGCTCGTTTATCCAAACCGATGTCGCAAGGTCCGAGCCAAGGACATTGCAGCCGTGGTGTGTCAGGCGTCCATCAACCCGGCGTCCTCCAATAATCTCTGACCTCAGTTCCGACACTGCCGCCCTGCAACTGGAACAACCATCAGGCATTTCTTTATTCTGCGGGCAACTCGCGCAAATGTCCGCGTGTTTTTTCATGTCCTCTTCGAACTTGAAAAATTCTATTGGCAATCGGGAGTTTTCCCGTTTCACGCGGGCGAACCACTGAAGTATCCTCGATTTTAGCGTAGCCACTTTCACCGCTGCGGCGTGCTGTCCATCATCGTTCGTGCAGAGAGCCGGATTTCTCTGACATGCTTGTGCCCGCACTTCATTCTCCGGATCGCCTGGAGGAAGACCAGCACGTTTGCGATATGCTCGCACTCGGGCCACAACTCCATCCCAGGTGTTGCCCGCGACGGTCGTTCCGTCTGAGTCCTTGAAGAGATACCCGTCTTTCGGGAAAAGATTTACGTTGATTCGTTCCATTATTTACGCGGCAGAGCATCGAGTGCCCGCTTGAAGAAAATCCTCCACTCTCGTTTGGAACGAGTAACTTCTTTGGCCAGGGCTTTTGCTATCAATTTCACACTTCGTTTTGAGAGGTTCATAAAAATGTTGTCCGGAATGACTGAACCAATGAGCGACGAATCCGCACGGCGAGACATACACCTCGGTTAATTTCCACCACTCGCCATTGATTATTTTGTTCACAAAATCGCGTCCTCCCTCATCGGCCTGTTGCCGTCATCGAGAAAACTCGTGCGATTGCTTTCGTCGATCCTCGATCCGCCCACCAAAGTCATTTCATCATACCAACCGTCCATGTCGTCGCCTCCGCCGATTTCACCTTGGTTATCGAGGGACATGCTGAGTGTTACGCCTGAGCCTTTACGAGCGGCGTGAACGAGCAACGTGAGACTGTCCGCTTCGTCCGGAGACTCGAATCCTCTCGACATATAGTCTTTCTTCGGCTCGACGCGACTCTTACCTCCAACAGTGCGAAACTTTCGCTGCGTTAGCTGGCCGTGAAGTTTTGTCATGTCGATTTCAGGACTGATAAGAAAATATTGAAACTCTCCCCAGGATCGCATTGCAAACCAAAGCTCTGAATTCATTCGCTCGAATTGTTGATCGCATGTCTTGGTATCCTCGACCATGATTTTGTCTTTGCTGCACGCCTCGGAATAATTCACATCATGGATACTCGGAGAATATTCATGCTTGAGCAAATCTGCAATTCCCGCGCCCGCGCCTGTTCTGTCACAAGCAAAATATTCCCCACGCACTGCTGCGCGTCGATTTACCTCAATCGTTCGATCCTTCATCGCTATGGTATCGCCCTTTGGCACGATGAACTGTTGGTTAGCCTGTAACGCCCATCGAGATATTGAGTGCCCGTTTCTGTCCTTGAACATGAACTTACGCCCTTGGGGAAATTCAAGTGAAGGAGGAAAAAGAATACCTGTTGCTCTCCCCCATTTTCCCAAAGTGTAAATCGCTGCTGCTCCACCTTCGAGAGCAAGGTCTTCGCTTCCAACTGGCCGAGGTTCGTCATACCAAATAAACTTTCCCCTCCATTTCGCGAGCATGCCTGGAGGAATCACTGTCAATTCTATTCCTTGTGGCGGATAAGCCCCGCGCCCCATTGAAAAATATCCTGCGGCTTGTTTGCCACCTGCATTGCGAGCGATAACCTTGAGGCCGTTATCTGTTTGCAAGCCGGGAAAAACAACCTTGCCCGAGGTTACATTCTCCGATCGCTCACCGTCGAGACGGAGAACATCCCAGCCACGTTTCGAGACCCACTCATAATGACTTTCAATGTCGAAACCTTCCCAACCAAAGGGCGGTTCAACTCTCTTTGCTACTTCATCTCCCTGATTTGTCGGATTAAAAGCTCCCATCACTTTGAAGCCACTCGGATCGCCTTCTTCCTGAATATTAGAAAGGATGTTATCGACATCGGACCAGAGACCGCCAGGAACATTTTCAATTTCGTCGATGAAAATAAAAAGCCGGGAGCGCGTTCCGAAAACATGGTGCGGAACTGTTCGCCCGATTTGTTTCGCGCCCTGAAGTCTTCCCGCCTTTTTCTTTTGACCAATCGGGATAATTACTCCCTTGATGCTTGAGAGTTGGTTGCGTCGATCGAGGCCGATGAACAACTCTCCAATTTCACCGGGCATCGGCAGAGTTGCCGTCTTGTGAAGTCGCACGAGATGAGAGAAAAGATTTTGTTCGAGGTGTGCTTCGCTAGGTCCAAGCAAACGAATGTCTGTCCACTCTGGATCACGTAACCACTCAAGAAAAAAACGAACGCCCATTCCATAAGATTTGCTACAACTTGCCGCGCCCATAATCAGACCTTGGGAAGTCCGATCGAAAAGTTTCCACACGTCTTGTGTGTATTGTGGGTGCGGAGAAAATTGACTCGGTGTCCAAAGTATTTGAGCAGCTTCAGCCGGTCCGCCCGTATTCAGGAGGTGGTGAATGTAATGAAGCAACACCGGAATGTATTGCTTCGGATTATCTTCGAGCCTGAGATTCAGGCGGAGAGCATCGTCAATGAAATTCGCCGCCTCGAATTTTTTGTTGGCGTGAACGTAACTCGCTACCCGAGCCGAGATGGATTTCTCAAGTGGGTCGGTCAGCATGTTCAGCAAACTTTGCGAAAAGTGGCAGATTAACCCCGGGGATCAAAATCTTCGTTGAGTATCCGGCGCGTCTCCAGGCTTCGTCCCAAAGTCGAATGTCCTCGCCTTGTCGCCTGGGTGCTGCGGGCGAAGTATCGATTCGTGTGTAAACTATTTTCTTCTTTTTCAAAATTGGTTGCAGAGTGAGACCGTGGAACTGAGCCACATTCCTGATTCCCTATGGCGTCTGAACATAGGGTAGGAACTCGTTGCAACGACCGGGGCCTATTCCGGTTGGTATCGCACTCTGCTGACAACTGGCAGGGGTCGGCCCTTCAGATGACCATCCCCGGGAATTCTCCCGGCGTGTTCCATTTACACCAGACCCCTATAAAAAATTGGTCGGAATGGAAGGATTCGAACCTTCGGCCTCTCGGTTCCAGGCCGAGCCGTCTTCCGCTGACATTACATTCCGAAAAATTGGTGGATACAGGTCAGAATCGAACTGACATCTACCGGGTGCAAGCCGGTCATTCTCCCGTTAAACTACAGTCCCACTGGTTGCGGGCACGGGAGTTGAACCCGTTTCAACAGCAAGCTTATGAGGCGACTCCTGATTCACACCAGCCGCCCGCATAAGATAAGTGACCTAGGCACAAAAAAACGGCCACTGGAATTTTGCCCTCCAGTGGTCGCTATTGCTATGTCTGAAGCTGGGAAAGTCTTAATTACCCCGCTTCAAATTAGGTTGCTTTGGGTTGCCATTGATATACTCAGGCAAAGCCCCGTTCATCTTACGCGCAAGACGAATCTGGCAGTCTTCCCGATGCCTGCGAGCGAAATCCTCCACCACGCAAGTTCCCTTTCCCTTCACAAATGCTTTAAACGCTCCGTCCATGTGTTCCTTTCAGGTTTTTCAACCGTTGTTCTCTCTGGTCTTTCCTCGTCCACACCCCGGCGACCTTCATTATCCGGAATGCAGATTTGCGGTTCCACTCAGTTCCGAACCTAGTCCGGAGTCCTTCTTGATTCAGGATGTCCGCGACTTCCTGAATAGTATGTTCGGGACGGACGAAAATCTGCAACACCTTCAGGATAGCCTGTTCTTCCGGTGTAACACCGTATGGTTTGCGACCTTCGCACCGTCCCGTTTTTCTTTTAACAGCTTGACGCGCTTTACGCAACTTCAAAACTGTTTGAGATTTTTCCCACTCAGCAATCGCGCCCATTACCTGTCTAATGAGTTTGCGTGTCGGATCGACGGCATCACTCGCCAAGTCAACAAAATCGCCCTGGTCAGCCGCATAGACGCAAATTGACCGCTTGCGGCACTCGGACAGCAAAACCTCTTGCACCATTAAATCACGCGCCAGCCGATCGAGCCGTTCAACGATGAAGCCCGCGACTTCCATTCCGTTTAAACGACACGACTCAATCCTCTCGATCATGTCCGCGAATTCCGGTCTGTCCAGGCCGTCAACTGTGCCGCTGACGCCTGCCTCGAAAAACTCTCCAATCAGTTGTGCCTTGTTTGAGCAGAAGGCGCTGATGCTTTCTCGCTGGCGGTCCGGACCTTCGCCGCCGACTTGACCTTTGCCACTGACCCGGATATAAGAATAGACTTGTTTCGCCTCAACTGGATTTCGCTCGATATAACTCATACATTCACTTTACACTCTTCCCGCCAAAGCGCAAGACATTTCGCCATAAAAATATGGTGCTCTTCTTCCCATTGAAGAGCGTTGTTTACAGCCCACTCCCAGGCGGCAAGTTCTTTTTCCATGCGAGTTTGATTCGAGCGAAAAGTGATTATGTGTCCGATTTCATGGAGTGCCTCACAGTAATTCACAACTGACCGGACCGGATGAATGTTTATCTGTCGGCCCTCAGGAAAAGCTACGGGCCTGCACTTGGGGTGGAGATAAATTGCGATGTCGTGTTCTTCACACAACTTCAAGACATGCTCGAAAAATTCGTTCATGTCAAAACTATAGCAGAAGAACGGCTGGCGTCAATAGCCTTTTTTCTTGGACTTGTGACCTTTTTTCTTTTTCAAGGTTCGATCCTCAAATCAGTGAGAGTAAATCGGGCAGTGCCACCAGCCGCCAAACCGACGCCGTGACCGAAGAACGATCCACCTCCGAAGGTGAATCCGATTCCGTCGTGGTTCTGCATAGCTTCGTTGAAAGCAGCGAGCGTGTTGGAGTTCAGGTCTCCCCTCTGTCCTGAGACATTCGACCATTGGCTCGGGTCGATGGGCACAGAAACAAGAACTGCTCCACCAGTATTCTGGAGTGTGAGCGCAACCGGATTAGACCACCACCTTGCGTTTTCATCAAGCATCACGTAAGGAGGCGGACGAGGGTTCTCCAAAACTTGCACAAAAAATCGAACGCTGGCAGGACTGCCGCCAGTATTGCCGGGTTCTGTGTCGTAAAGGAATACCGGATTTCCCGTAGTCGAAATATCGATAACTGCTTTGAGACTCTGGCCTGCGGGAAGCGGGGCAGCATGGGGCACCGTCAGATAATGAATGCTTTCGCAACATGACACCGCCACAGACTCCGGACCAGGGGTAACGCACGTTGTCGTATTACAATCGGAAAAATTGGAAGTAGCATGAACCGGGAAATCGAAAAACCATCCTGGGCCAGCGGGATTTTGTGTAGGTTTCGGCGGCATGCCGATAGAAAATCGAATGCTCCAATTTGCTGGATCGAGAGAAATGAACGTCAGTGGCGGCAACCACCAGCCCGTGTTATTCTTCGGGGGCTTTTTACCTCCAGCATGTCCTTTGGGAGCGGCGATCAATGCCAGGATCGACAATCCACAAATCGCTGAGGTCAACAAAATTCGTGATAGTTTTTTCATACCTTCTCTGCTTTAGTCTGTGTGTTGGATTTTCCCGCTTGAATTTTCTTCAGCTTGATTAGTTGTCTTTGCTGGCGTTGTTCCGCGTGTTGTGCGTGAAGCTCGTCGTGCTTGCGGATTATTTCTTCTCGTGTCATAAGTTAATCTGTGATGACTGTTACGCCGCGACCTTGAAGAGTCGCCTTATCTGCGATGCCTTGGCCGGTTGGAGGTTGCGCTGGTGTCTGACCGCTGAGGTCAACTGATCCAGAAACGAATGCGGGATTCGCCACACAACGAGCCAGAATGTGATTGACTGTCGGGGCTGAAAAAGCATTTCCGGACAAGACAAACCCAGTGCCGTCAGGTGGAAACCAAGACGGAACATTCACAGTAGTTAAAGATGTGTTGTTAACAATTGTATCTAAACTCGGATTAGCCGCAGCAAGACCGCCCCACAAAGGAAGAGAAAGGCTAATTAGTGAGGCACAGTCTGATATTTGAATGTTCGCTGACAAAAGGGAAGGAAACTCCAGAGTTGTCAACAGCGGACAATCAAAAATCACCAAGGCATTGTCCACCTCTTCGAGTGCTGGATGCAAAAGTGTGGTGAGGTTCGGACAGGAATAAGCGGCGTAATAAGTTACTCCACTTGTTATCAAGCCGACCGATTTAAGGGCCGTAAACTCTGCGTGAACTAGCGGAACTGCATCGACTATATCTAAAAAATCTCCGACAGTCTCCAACTTAGAGACATCCAAAAATATTAGGGGGATGGTATTAGCGAACAGCCGACCCGAAACATTTGTCAAAACCGGAAATGATAAACTGGTATAATTCTGACCCGAAAAATCCACATCCCCCAATACGTTAATCAACTTTGGGGCAGAAAAGAAAGTCAAAAAAGTATTGTTGGTTCCGGTAAAGCCTCCCCCCGTCATTGTCTCTAATGAATCAAAGGTAAGCGAAGTAATTGTGGGGTCGTTGTAAGTCAAATAATATAAATCGAATTCTCCGTTATCCGAAACATCAATAGTAGTTTCATCGGGCCCCCAATGAATTCCCGTTTGTTCGGTCGGAGGAGTCGGTGGAACAATCCGATCGCCAAGAAAAGAAACCAGCCGGAGCATCCAATAATGACTGCGGTTCGCGACATCATCAAGCTCCGGAGAAAATTGCCCATCACTTGCCTCGCGAATTATTTGCCAGAGCCAGGTAATGTCATCCGGACTACCAACGAGGGGAAAATCTCCGTATTGTCGCAGATCGTCGAGCAGCCGATTGAAACGGCTGAGATTATTTCCGGTTAGTGGCCAGCCCATAGAAAATTAAGCGGCTACTGCCAGGAGAGATTGAAGTAGTGTGCGGTGGGGAGCATCACGAAGGGCTTCGAGATACACAATTTGAGAATCATAACCGAACTTCGCGTGGTATCTGCTCAATTGCTCCGCCACAAAACTGTCCAGGGGAGTGTCATAATTCCCGCGCTGAAACTCGATTAGATACGCAATGTTCGCCTTTTCCGCCGTCGATAATGTTGCCATACGTAATGAGAGGTGACGCGGGAGTGGCGGAGTGTCAACCGATGTTTTTCGCAATTCGGATCATCTTCCCAGCAATGAAAAAGGCTGGCATCGAAATCACCAAGGGATTTTTTCACACGGGGTCTCCCCATCGTAATGAATCACGCAAAAGCTTCGCGTTCTCTTTCTTGAGTTCCTCGATCTGAAGAGTAAGCTCCAGTTCCCGGGCGAACGGAACATAAACGACTTGCTGCGCGTCGTGATGGATGAACCGTTGGAAGTCCCCGCAGGCAATCGCTTGCTTCAGGGCGGAGGCCAGTTGATCGGCGGTAAGATTCTCGACCGCGATGTTCTTTTCGCGGATTAGTTTGATTATTTCGGCTTCGATGTCCATTTTTTAAATCATACCAGATTCAGTAACGTTACACAACTTTTTCTCGATGTCTTTTTCTTAATTCGCGTAACTGGCTCTAAGCGAAGTTGTTCCAGCTCCAAACCCCCAAGGCACCCACCCCAACTTTACCGTAACGTGACCGATAACGCCCTGGTCGGATCGCGGATCGGATCGCCGGTCGGCGGTTCGAGGTGGCCGGACTCCCATTAAACCTCAGATTGCTGTCCAAAGTGTCGCTTTACCGACAGTGAGCAATCACTCACTGTAAAATTTAGCTGCATTCAAGGGCTAATCCGTCCCGCTCGGGAGATTTTCGCTTTCTATTCTGTGATTTCTGTCTTGACAGAAATTACTGAATCATCAGTAATATCAGTGATCGTCGTTGTCCAAAGGATTCACCGGATGCTCTGCTGCCTTGACCTGGGCCTGAGCCATTTCGAGCTTTACATCGAACAGTTGTGCCCGGGTGCTATTGCTCGATTTGATTGCCGCCATACTCTTTGCAATCCTCACGCTTAAATCTCCCGCGTCTGAATCATTATCGGAAGCCTGTTCTTTGCGTCTATTACGGTCCTGGGCGGTGTCGTTGAGTGCGAGGTATGTCAGAGCTTGGCACTTCTCAATCGCCGCTGCAAGGTCAGCCAGAGCGCGAGTGGAGAGCTTCTTGACTTCGCGTTGGACGCTGCCGTCCTTATTGAAAAACTGTTCGCCAGTGAAGAGGTATTCAGCCATCTCGGTCTCAGTCATTCCAGTCACACGAGACATGACGCGCTCTAAGAAAAGCCATAGTCGCCGCGCCTGGACAAAATTGAGCGCACGATTGACGGCGCGTTCGAAGTCCCCGGGCTTAGTGCTCTTCTTCAGCTCAAGAATTGGCGCGAGTTTGTTTGCCCAGCCTTCCTCATCAGCCATACGCAAAACATCAACAGCACGCATACCGATTGCATGCGCGACTTTCTCAACGTCTCCGGTGAACGTCGCGTAGAGCAAGAAAACTTGCTCACGGTCCATTGCAATATCAACCTCCGTGTGTTTCTTCGGAATGCTAATCGGTTCCATGATTCAACTCTGCAATCGGGTAGTGGACGATCTCCCTCGCTGGTGGAAAACAATTCACCACGTCTCCGGTCTTCGCCCACTTCTGACCGGCTTTCAATCTGTCCTGATCGAGCAACTCACGCGGTCGATTGCCGTCAGTGTTCGGCCAGGGCAGATCAAATTCGATTACGTCAGCAACTTGTCGGGCGTATTCGCGATCGTCACTCGGTCGGCCTTCTTTGCCTGCTATGGTTCTTCCGCCTGCAAAATAGAGGTATTCTTCAACAAACGGTCTCGTTTCCATTGTTCCCTTTTCTTGAGTCGCCGCTCTTTTCGAGCTTGGCGGTTTAAACGTTTGATGTCGGGGCTGGCCCGATCGAAAAGTTCGTCCTCGTCTCTCTTCACACTTGAAAGTGACCGGCGCGACGAAAAGTCGCCATGAAAAGTTAGTCCTGCCCGGTTGAGGGCAGAAAAGTGACCCGGGGTAACTTTGCCTGGGGATATTGGTAGGTAGGGAGAATCGGTCCTTTTTGGGGACGACCCGCGCCCTTACTACTACTACTACTACTTTTAGATTAAATTGGGAAGAATATATGTAGGAGCGATTGTCCCTACCTACCGAGGTCCCCGGTAGAAGTTACCAATGGTTCCGAAAACTGTCCTGTTTAGGACACTTTTCTTTCCGCAAAACAGAAGTTGTGCGATCTGGTTGTTTTTGATACGGTTCTCCTGTGAACAGTTTTTGTGATACTCAAACAGATGTTCGGGCGACGGCTCTCCCTCCCGGGGTTGGGGTAGTCTATGGATTGTTCGATCAATATTTCCCTTTGCAATTGAGGTATGTTGGTCAAACTTCGATCTCTCCTGTAATTAGGCTCTATCAGCATTTTTCACAAAACAGGAAATATCGAGTGTTCAGATGGGTTAAAGAAGTGGAAAGCTCCGGAAGCGAAGTATCAATGAGAATACTTGGGAGATACCCGTTGAGCGATTTAAACGCCGCTGAGAAAAAGTGGATTTTGTTCTGGGGTAATTATTGTGATCTTTTGAACCTCAATCATCAGCCCGAAAAAAAGAAACAAAGAAAAAAGAGACAAAATCGATTGAAGGTCTCTTGGGGTTGGGTTAGTCTTGACGATGATCTGGACCTTTCAGTCATGCCCGAATTCAAATGAAAAAACTAGACGACGCCACAAAAGAAATCATCCGTAAAACTCGGGACATACTTTTCGACGACCAGCCGTTCGAGGTGCCCGATCCGCTGCCCGGGTATTATGTCTATCCATTCACGCCCGGATTCGTGGTGCAAATGAGCATCTCAGGCACTCAGCACACCCTCGGCTATTTCAACGATCGAGTAACCGCAGCTCGCTTTGCTGACATGGCCACTTTTCGTTTCGCTAAATACCGCAAAGGTCCGAAGCGTTTTAATTTCAGCGAAACTCAGGCGAAGATCGACACGATGAACGAGGAAGAATCAGGCGGAACACTTGCCAATTTCATCCTCGCCCAATTGGAGACGAGTTTTCAAATGGACGACCTCCTCCATACCCAGGACGAGAAACCGAAACTCAAACTGAAGCGAATTGGCAAGCCTTTCAATTCTCGTGTGGTTGAGCTGGAGAAAATCGTCGCGAACCTCGAATCGCGTATCGCGAACCTCGAATCGAAACAAACTGCTCCAATTTATACGACTGAAGTCCCAGGTGTTCGTCTTCCATACAACGAAGTAATCACGCCCGAAAACACCTGTTCAATTATCCTTACTGGAGTTTCTGTCCCTGATCCTGAACCACCAAAAACACCCAACACAATATGGTAACAAACAAACGCGGAGACAACATGATGAGCACAACTACAGAAGAAAAAACCATCCACCAAATCCACCCGTCACTTAACCGCCAAACGGTCATCGAGCTTGCCCGGGCACTCGCAACTATCGCTGAGAATTCCAACAAAAAACTCGTCAGCAAAGAACGCGATACCGAGACTCAAACGGCGGAGATTTTTCTTAGCGCCACTCTTCGCGCACACGCCTCTGAATTCATCGGAAGCTGGCTCGCCTGCAAAGATGAATACGAACCGCTGATGAACGGCGTAGCTGGTCTGCTTCGTCGCTCAAATGGCATCAACGCCCATATCGAGGCACGATTGAAATAACTATGGCAAAGAGTAATGCTCGGGACATCGGATTGCCCGGTGCTGGCAAAGGTAGCGCGGAGCGATCAACGAAATGGCGGGAGAAGTATGCGGAAATCCGCTGGCGTGGATTCATACCCGGCGCGATCACTCGCGGCCCTCGGACACGAAAGGTTTACAAGTGAATATAGAAAAAATGAAAGAACTGTGGAATCATCACGAGGACGAAGAATTTTTGAACTTCGCTGGTGTCGCAAATAAAAAGTCAAAACGTGCTGACTTGCACGCTTTTCTTTTGCTCAACGAAATTGTGCCTGGGAAAGAAGACATTATCTCCGCCGCAGAACATGATGAGTTTTTTTCTCAGCATCGATCTCTCAGAACTTGCCGCAGTCGTCACAGAAGCGCAAATCGTGGAGTTGATTCGTTGCGGTGTTCGGTTAACTGAATATGATTGTCTCGGAATGCTTGTATGAAAACAAATCCGAACGAAAACACTGTCGCGGGCATCGATGATGCGCCTGGAACTGGACTGACGAAGCGCGAACTTTTCGCGATCCACGCGCTGCAAGGACTTTTGTCAGCGGCACAAGATCACCAATCCGGAGCATACACAATCGCAACAAAAGCGGTGACTCTCGCTGACTCGCTCATTCTTGCGCTCAACAATCTCGAAACTTCACAACCATGAAAAAACATTTCGAAGTGCGGCGTGTAAACAACGGATGGATCGTCAGTCCTTTCCAGCCTCATTACAATACGCTGCCGTCTAATGAGGAAATTTTCGTTTATCAAGGAGTCGAAGACCTTGTTGACGCAATCAGGGCGCTACTCATCGATGATGAAGCGAGTGTAACAATCAAATGAAAAAAATATATCGTTGGTTCCTTAATTTCATGTCAGGTGACGCCCTCGACGAAATCGATCGACTGAAGGTCGAGCTTTTGATTGCCCGGGAAGAAATAGATAATGCCCGGACGGATGCAGAGACCGAGCGCAAATACAAAATCATTTGCGCCGAACAACGAAACGAAGCCTGGACGGAGCGCGTTGAGGTTTTTCGCCGTTGTGTTCATCTCGAACAGGTCAACGAAGACTTGCAAAACAAGCTGGCTCATCTGCAACGTATTGATTCACTTGAAAGAAAGCGTGCAAAACTACCTGATTCAGCCTTAGCTGGCGTCACACTTGGCTTGGTATCAACCACTTGCGAAGGCCCGAAAAAAAGTTGAAAAAATAGTTGCGCTGCCTCTGATATGGAGTATTGTGTATCCACGGTCGAAGAACAAAGACCGGATGAAAGAAAATGAAAAACAGAGTCCTCGAAACAGTAATCGGATACGAAAAAGCGGTTTCGGCAATCGCCTCCTGGGTTGCCTCGTGGAACGACAGTAATGGGGCGGGACGTATGATAATCGACGCCAACAAGCTTGAATCTCACGATCAAGAGGGTAGCGGCGAATTCTACACGGCGGTCTGCACGAATCTGAATGCCGCCCAAAGCTGCGCCGATGAGATTTACGAGATTCAGACCTGTTGGTAAAATTTGACAATCCCTCGGACTCTGATACATTAACACCAGTCAGCCAATAAAGGCGGACAACAAAACAAAAAAAAATTATGAGCATAAAAGACTTCGTAGCAGTGGCGGCAGCGATCAAAACAGCATTCAACTCGAATCAGTCCTCCCCTGAGGGACAGAACGCAATCCGCATGACTGCGTTTTCCCTGGCGGCGACCTTCGCGGACGCCAATCCGCGATTCAACCGCAACATTTTTCTCGCCGCCTGCGGCGTCAACGGGGGTGCCAAGTGAATGGCTTCATCATCGATCAAACGCCCCGCAAGGTTCATCGCCCAGGCACAACCGCCCAGGTAGCGGTTCAATGCCGCTGCGCGAACACTCGCAAGCTCGGGTCTTTTCTGTTCGTGGGCAATTCCCACCTGAACTATGACAGTCGGGTCAGTCCGGTTTTCGATAACGTGGGAGACCTTTTCGTCTGGTGCCGACAACAGAATTGGACGGGCATCGACGGAAGCGCAACTCGGTTTTCTTTCGGAGGTGCCAAGTGAGAAACGCCGCAGAATTGCTTCAGACGATTCGCCCAGGCGATCGTGTCACAATCCTCGTCCCCGCTGGCATCGGTCGCTCTGGAGTCGAATACAAGCCGAAGACGGGCACTGCACGAATCATTTCACCCGGCTACGTCGCCCTGAATATGGGCGGTCGTTTCGGCACGCCTGGAGTGGCCACGGCGGAAAACCTCGTCAGTGTTCGAAAGGCTCGCCAATGAAAATCACACTCACACTCGCCGAAGTCCACGCCATCGTCGCCGCAAAGCTCGGCCTTCAGAATTTCGAACTGGACGTAATCCGAACACCGACCCTCGATCCGGAGGTTGCGAGGTTTTTCGAGGCAATGGCACCGTTCGTCACCACCTTGGGGAACATTCGGCCTGAGAATAAAATCGCCGCCATCAAACAGTTCCGGGAATTTTTCGAAAATCCAAATTACGACCCCCTCAATCCCGATAGCCAGCGATATTTCACCAGGCTTGCCGTCGCCAAACGTGCCATCGAAGACTGGTGGAACTTTTCCGCCAACGTTACCTCGGCCAATCGCATGCCGACAATTTCCGGCGACGACTGGACATTTTGAATATGAATATCGAACTCGAAATCTTCCGCCTGTTCTGGATAATCGTGGTCTCGGTTATCATATCGGTGGGGATTTGCACGATGCCCGACGACACAACCAAATATTGAAGTTGTGCGACTCACCTTTCAACAGTTACAAATCCAGGCACTCGAATGCAGCGTGTGCCTGCAACTAATCGGTAGAGGTGAGAGCCACGCAACAGAGATGAAACTTTTTGGTGTAGCCCGGTATTGTCGATGTCCGAATTGTCATCGGTATGTCGAGAACGGCGCAGATGATTTTTCTTATCGCGCCCGGTATAGGAAATTTGTAAACGAACAAAAACAAAACCAAACATGAGAAACAAACAAATCAAAATCACATTGCTTCGGTCGAATCCCGACGACTTCACCAAGAAACTCAGCAACGTTCAGGAATCTTACAAAGTCATGCGTATTGTCGGTTCGCTGACTATCGACTTCGGAACGGCGAAAAAATTCGGAGCTGGTGACAGCCTCACTCCGGACGAAGCGGCCTCGATCGTCAACGCTTACGAAGGAGTCATCGTCAATGCGTAACATTGGCCTCAGACAACTAATCAACGAAGCCCCCAGCGAATCAGAAATTGAATTTCTCCTGAGAGCTGGAAAGCAATTCAAATATGCCTCGCCCAAAACGACACGTCAATGGACTCGAACCGCTGAAAATCGGAGAACCGCTCTGGCTGAAGTTGCAGGCAGACCCGAACAACTTCGTATGCCGGTGCGGAAGAATTCTACCACGAACACCTGAACTTGAAACACGCGGATATTGCTATGATAAAACAAAACTTGGACATGGATCACATGCCACGGGAAACAGCGACGGAAATATTACTGGGTCAGAAACGGATCACGGGAACTTTTCGTCGGACCTGCCATCGGGCACGGTGGACTTATTACACCTCGACACAGACGCCGAAGACACTCGAAACGAAACTCGCCAGTCGGATGTCTCGGCTGCCGATCGACCGCCTGAAGCGGGCGAAGCTCCGGGCGGAGAAACGAATCCGGGGAGTTAACCGGATCATTCCCACCTTCGCGATCGAGAGCTTGCGACAAGATTTCATCATCACCGTCGTCGTTCCGCTTATCGCCCAGGCCAACGCAATCGAAACCGAAATAAATCATCGAAATGAAAAAGCCAATCGGAAGACCTCCTAGTCCCGCAATATTCCGCCGAAACGTGAAGCTCGATTTTCAGATTATCCGTTTTCTGCGTGAAAAAACTTTGTGCCGGGTTATCTGGCAGTGGCCGGATGGATCGACTTGCTCCACGGTGACTCATCGTCCGATAGAGCAACTCGAATGGTTATCCACTGTTCGTGCTTCCCAGGTGAAAATTCAACCCGCCGTTCATTATGGAGTCTGACGAGGTTTTTCGAATCCGGAATAACCCGCGCAAGCGGGTTTATCCGGCCAAGGATGCCATGTATCATTTTGAAATTCGAACCGCTGACCAAGTAGCGGAAATCCTCAACACTACTCGGCAAAACGTAAATTTACTGGAGCGATCCGCTCTGAGAAAACTAAGAAAAGGACTGCGAGAACATTATGAAGCCTTGGGAAATAGCGGCTAAACAACTCGACTCTCGACCGATGTCAGAGTGGACTGAAATTGTTCGCCTCGCTTGCGAAGAATGGGCACACACCGCCTGTGAAAATTACCGCCACCGGGAGCAAGTTCTCTCGGGCATTTTGCAAGGAACGAAGCTCGGAATGGAGCAGACACGCGAAGCGGCCCGGGAAATTCCGGAGAGGCTCGGGCGGCTCATCGCTCGAATGGAGAAATTATGACGAGTGAAGAAACGTATGTTATGGGACTCCGAGCTGAGATTCTCGACTGGAGACTAGCCGCTTTGAATAGTAGTCTCAGTATTGCCGGGACAGACATTTCCACCCCGCAGAAATTCCAGACTGCCCAGGTAAACGCTGGTCTCGCTCTGATCGAGGAACGCAATCAGCTTCGCGCTAATGTGGCACGGCTGAGAGAAGCGGTTTTTTCGGTGCTTTGTGATCCTGATGGAAATCCATGTTTTGCTGGAAGTGACGGCGACAGGCAGGTAATTCGCGAAGCTCTGGATGCTACGAAGGCCAAATCGTTATGAGCTGCATTATTTTACCCGGCTGGCTGAAACACACCATCGACGCTCGGCTCGATGCCGCCTTGGTCGCATGTCCGGAGGCGAAGAAAGATCGTGAAGCACTGTTTAAACAGCTAGTCTGGTATTTTGACCGGCACGGACACCTCCCCGATTTCACCATAGAAAAGAGTTGTGACTCGACGCAAAATCTGGCACCTTTTAAACATGGATAAGTTTTCTGCCGACACAAAAGATTTAATGCAGCCGGGTGAGCTGAAGAAGCCCCTCGACAAACTCAATCTCGGCACTGAAGCTGCCGCACTGCGCGGCCTGGTTGGTTTCCTCAATAATCCGGAGATCACCGGGGCAGTAGTTCCGCCTGAAGCTCGGGCGGAGATAGCACAAGTCTTTGACCGAAGGGGCACCTCGGTCATCACCACCGATCCTGTGTTTACTTCGCAGTCTTCACCCTCCCAATCGATAGTATCCGAACAAAGTCCTACCGCCTCAGTCCCACCACTCGGATCAATAAACGGAATATCGATTGGGGGGAAAATTTTCTTTACTGGCCGGATCGGAGTAGGCAAAGACTATCTCGCTAATGCTATTGGCGCAAAAGTTCTCGGCTTCGCTGACCCGATGTATGCCCTCGTTGAATACCTCACCGGGGTAAAGGTTACAGCAAACGACGGAAAAAATATTGCTGGAATCCGGAAGATGCTTCAGCAGATCGGGCAATTTGGTCGTGATGAAGTCAACGAACAGTATCCCTATACCGTAGAACGCTCAATGTTTTGTTTGATGGTGCGATCTCTCGCGGCTCAGAAGCTCATCGATTTTGGTGGAGTGGAGTGGTCTAAATATGGAAAGAATCGAGATTTGTGGATCGATGGATTACTCAGACGTTCCGAAGTCACTGAAGGAAAAATGGCGGTCACAAACTGCCGATTCAACAACGAATACAAAAAGCTAATTGCCGATGGCTGGCAACATTTTCATGTAACGTGTTCGCCGCAGACCTGGGCGCTTCGTCTTGCTTCTGTTGGTCTCAAGACGGACTCACCGGAAACCGCCGACATGAGTGAAAAACTCGCTCGTGGTCTCGATAACAATTTGACACAGCAAATCTCAAAACAACGAGTCGGTCCGAAGCTGCACTGTATCTGGAACGATTCTCTGCCATGCCCGACTAACCGACTACTAACAACCGCAGAATTCCTCGCTCTATGAAAAACGACGACAAAACCAAAATAGTTACAGAGGATATGACGAACGCAACCGTGCCGTGGCCCGGGGATGCCACACTCGAACCTCAGGTAATCAAAGACGGCGAAGAAAAAACTACGATACCGATTGTTGACAGCAAATCTCATCCTGATAACACTACAACCTAATCTCGAACATCTCTGCGATAGAGACCGAAGATTTTCTGAAGAAACAATCCGCCGTCTCGATGAGAAATATTGTTCCTGGCGCGAGGCAGAATTACAGAATGAACGACGCCGGGGAATAAATTGGGTGATCGCAGGCGTGGCCGGTAGAAAGATAGATGAAATATGAGCGTGTTAAGTGATAAACAAATCTCAGAGCGTTGTGTCGGTCGTGGCCCCGGCTCGATGATAAATCCGTTTCACGACCACCAAGTAAGGGAAGTAATCAGACAATCTCCTGGCGGGGTTATCTCTGAAAAAGCAATCAGCTTCGGTTTGTCGTCCTACGGTTACGACATTCGAGTTGGCAGCGAATTCAAAGTTTTCACCAACGTCCACAACACCGTTATTGACCCTAAGGATTTTCGAGACGATGCCTTCGTTACGATTGATACGGAAGAATATTGCATCGTTCCGCCGAATAGCTTTGCGCTCGCAGTCAGTGCAGAGTATTTCAGAATACCCCGGGACATTCTCGCTCTCTGCGTTGGCAAATCCACTTACGCAAGGTGTGGTATCATCGTGAATGTCACGCCTCTTGAGCCAGAATGGAGTGGACACCTCACCATCGAAATTTCGAACACGACTCCATTGCCCGCGAAAATTTACGCCAACGAAGGTATCGCACAGTTGATTTTTTTCCAAGCCTCGGACGTGTGTAAAATTTCGTATGCCGATAAAAAAGGAAAATACCAAAATCAAACTGGAATAACTACAGCAAAATTGTGAGCACTAAATCAACGGCGTGGCTTCTTGAGAAGGTAGCAGCATGATAATCAAACGGTATTGGCAAGTCGAAGCAGTCGATCCGAAGGACGGTAAAAAATACGTCATCGGTGAAAACCACGAGACTCTTTTTGAGGCTATTTGGCATCGAGACAACTACGTCAAGCCTGAAATTGCCAAAAGGAAATCAGGTTGGTCTAAGAACACAACTTTGCGAATTTTGAAGCTGGAAGTTCATTCAACGATATATGAAGAGTGATTTTATTCGAACGATCTCGGGCACTAAGTTTTATCCGCTTGAACCAGACCCCGCAGACATTCATCTCTCGGACATCGCCCACTCCCTCAGTATGGTTTGCCGATGGGCTGGACATATCCCGCACTTTTACAGCGTGGGTCTTCATTCGCTTTATGTCAGCTATGCCGGTCCCGGGCTGGCTGGGCTATTGCACGATGCAAGCGAGGCATACCTGGGCGATCTAGCGAAGCCGATTAAACGCGGCATGCCGGAATATCAGCACTATGAAAACCGGTTAATGACCATCATCGCAGCCAAATTCGGATTCGAGTTTCCGCTGCCGCCTCTCGTTCATCAAGCCGATGCAGCCGCTATGTATGCGGAGTCGTGCTATTTCGGCAAAGACGAAGATATTCCGATCGTCGCCGCGCCGAACCCGATCGACTGGTGGGATTTTTCCTGGGGCGAAAGTTTGCCCCGCTCCGCAGTCCGAGACTTGTTCCTTAGTCGATTCAACGTCCTTACACAACAAACTACCTACAATGAAAAAACTAACCTCATCGATACTAACCTCCCTCTTGCTGTTCGCATGTCAGGTTTTCTCTCAGGCAGCAACGGTAACACTGGCCTGGGACCCCTCGTCCGGAGCAACGGGATATAAATTGTTTGAATCGACAGACGGCGGAGTAAATTTTTCTGCTGTCGGAACCACCAGCGATCTTACGTTTTCTCGACCGGCGACCGTCACCACGGTTTATTACGTCACTGCTTTTAACAGCGGTGGTGAATCGGGACCGAGTAGCACCGCCACTTATATAGCGCCCCCGGCAACTTCGAACCTTGTGTTCACAGCCCCGACAGTTGATAAAACAAGTGTCGCAATCGGACAGACTATAGCCTTCACTGCGACGATTAAAAATACTGGAACTGCAAATTATGTAGTCACTCAAGGCAGTCTTACGCTACTCGAACCCGGAGCGACTCGCGCAGATGGTCCGTATCGCTGGGCAACTCCAGCAGTATCCGCACAGACGATTGTTCCCGGGCAGACGATAAATTACTCAGGCACTTGGACGGTTGATAGCAATAGTTCACTCGGAACTTGGAACGCTTACCTCGCAGTGAATGATGGAACCTCCGTCTGGCTCGGCGGACCGATGACGAGTTTCATAGTAACCGCCGCGCCAGCTCCGCAACCTCCAGCACCTCCGGCGAATTTCAGAGTGACCGGATCGACCGGGAACACCATCGGATTACAATGGGACGTTACCCTCGACGGAGAATCTGTTTCGGTTTTCTACTCCGAGATGTCCCTCAACAATTTTATACTCGCTGGAACGGTCCGGTATCCGAGATCGACTTTTACAAAGAGCGGCCTCAAGCGAAAGCGATTGTATTATTTTCGCGCTAACCGATCGAATAGCACGGGCACCTCGGCATATACCGCAACAATTGCCGCTCGAACAAAATGAAAGCGCGAAAAATTTTCAAGCGGGCTTGTTACGGTTTCACTGCCGCCGCAGTGGTTTTCCTGGCCGGAACGAAAGGATTTAAAGCCTCGACGTGGCAGTCTATGGACTGGTTCGAGTTATTCACGCTATCGCTCACGATGGCGGTGAACCTCACGAACACAATCATGGCCTATTTCGACAACGATGTTTCTTCGGTTGAAAAAATACAGTGAGTCTGATAGAATCGAATACACTTGCAGGTGTATGCGTATCAGGAACTTGCGGATAATCGCAATTATTTTCTTCCTCACCTGTTGACAATGGCGCGGGATGGACTATTGTGTGGGTAGGTCAGCCAATAAAGGCGGACTGAAACAAAAAACATGAGCAAAAACTTCAAACCAGTAATCGGAACATTCGGCGGTATCGATGAGCAAGCGACTCAAGATGCTTTTGTGGATTTTGTCGGCGGAATGTCCCGCGCCGAAGCATTGTCCCGCATTTCTCAAAACTCCTGGCCTTCCTTCGGAGCTTTCGGTAAGCCGGTTTCCAAGACTGACGTTTTTCGAGCGAAGGCTCTTCGTGAAGGTTTCACCAAGCAACAAATCGAAGCGTTCTTGTCGCTCTAAATCGTTTATGAGGCACTTTACCATCAAGTCGGGCGCAACCACCTTCACCCGGGTATCAAAAGCCCGTGCGCGTGCCCTGTGGGGCAAGCGCGACATCGCTTTTTGCCCGGTGAATCTCCGGCCTGGGTTTCCGTGGGCACCTCAGATAATGTTTTTCGCGACCGAGGTTCCCGAGATTGGCGACTTCAACAAGAATGTCGTAAAATTCGAGTGGTATAATTGCTCGGATCGAGAGACCGGACTTTACACCTCCTTTTACCTCGTTACTCGCCACGTTTAAATTATGAGAAACTTTTTCCGTTGGTATGCAGTCGGACCGATCAAAACGATTTGCATCGGTCGTCTGAGGATTCAGTTCAAAATCATCGCGTGGATTTCCCGGGCATGAAAATTCATTGGGCATGGCAAAGATACTACGAAGGCACTCGATGGCTGGATTTTTCTTATTGCCCAGCCCGTCGCCGCTGGATGATTCAGGTTTACAAATTGTTCGTCGGAGTTTATCGTCGTGATAACTACTGACAAACTCAAGCCCTGGCAACTGCAACCGGCGAACCGGCTTTATGAGATACTACAGCAAAATATATCCGCTATCGATGGAAGCGATACAGGCACAGGTAAGACTTTTGTTGCCGTTGCCATTGCACAAGCGATCAATCTACCTACTCTGGCGGTCGTGCCGAAAATCGCCGTCAGTGGATGGCAGCGAGTCTGCGAACACTTCAACGAAAAACTCAGCATCGTAAATTATGAAAAGCTTAGACTTGGACACACTTTATACGGTTCTTGGGCAAATCAGGTTGCGCTCGACGCCGGGAGACCCGTTATATTCGTTTGTGAATGCTGTCAGAGGAAATATTCGTCGGTCGAAGATTTGTCATCACCTTGCGTTGCAAACGCCGAAGGGATACACTGCGTTGACCTTCGAACCAAACGGATCAATCCAGGCGACTTCAGGTTCAACGCCGCTGTTAAATTTATCATCTTCGACGAATGTCACAAATGCGGCGGACTCGACTCGCTCAACTCGGAGCTGCTTATAGCCGCAAAGCGACAACGCATCCGACACCTCATGCTCTCGGCCACTCCAGCTCAAACGATACTTCAACTCAAGGCAATCGGCTTCAGCCTGGACCTTCACGCGCTCGACATGCGCGGTCTGCTGGAGAGCAAGGGACACGTCAAAAAGGTTTTCTCAGGTTGGCTCGCTAGTCACGGCGCGAAATTCGACAGACAATTTTCTTCGTGGAAATGGTGGGTCAGCGCGGAAAAGCAGCGTCAGACGATGGACACTATTCGCCAGCAAATTTTTCCGAGTCGCGGCATTCGGATAACGACGGATGAAGTGCCGAATTTTCCCGAGGTGGACATCCAGGCGGAGCTACTCAACACAGATTATGAAAAAGAAATCGAAGAACTCTACAAAGAAATCGAAGGCGAGCACGAACTTACGAAAATCCTCCGCGCAAGACAGGCAATCGAACTCCTTAAAGTTCCGCTCTTTGTTGAGCGAGCTAGAGACCGAATGGAGCAAGGTTTCAGCGTCGGAATTTTCTGTAACTTTCGAGACTCTTTGGAACGAATCTCCGCATTGCTTCATTGCCCTTTTATCGACGGCACCGTTACGGGTAAAAAGCGCGATGAAATTATTGCTGAATATCAAAACAATGATCTGAAATGCTTAGTTCTCAACTCAGAAGTCGGAAGCGTCAACATCGGACTCCAAGACTTAGACGGCAATTTCCCACGGTTCGGCCTCGTGTCGCCGCCGTGGAGCGCAACGACGTTTAAACAGCTCGTCGGCAGGTTCCCTCGCGACGGCGGAAAGTCGAAATCGCATTACCGGGTGTTGTTCGCTGCTGGCACGGTGGAGATGAAAATGTATAGTGCGTTGCGGAGCAAACTGGATAATCTTTCGGCTCTTAACGACGGCGATCTGCAACCCGAAAATCTAAAACTCAAAAAATGAACTGGAAACTTAACGATCGGTGGGAAACTCCGCTTAGACAAATTTTCGTGGTCGTTGAAATTTTAGAAGGCGGTTGTGCAATGCTTCAGATGATTTATCCCATCCGGACCCGACCCGCGAAACAAAAAGAAATCCCGTATGGTTGGAAATTAAAGGTTGCGAAAAAACCAAAACTCTGACACAGTTCAAATATGCCAGTGACCACTCGCAAAACCAAAGGCGGCTACACCAACTCGACACCGGGCGGCGTGAAGGGCCGGAACATGACGAAGAAAAACGCCGAAGCACAGAAGCGGCTTTTAAATGCCGTCGATCATGGCTGGGTTCCAACCCACAACAAAGGCAAAGAGAATTTGAAGAAAGCGGTAATGCGGAAACACTAAACAAAACTCGGTAGCTGGAGCAATAAAGCGCCAGCAGAAAGTGAAACATGAAAGCCAGAACAGTAGTCTCCACCTCCGAACGCAAGAACGTCCAAATGGTTGTCTATCACAACGTCGATGCGGACGGCAAGAAATTCAGCATCACCCGGCACGAAAATCTTCGATCTGACAAGCCGGAATATCGCCGGTTCAAGGCAGGTGCTAAATGACAACTCTCTTGTTAATCCTGGCCGGGGTAATACTCGGCGTAATCGCCACCGTGATTTTTCTCTGGTGGGTTTTCATCAAAAATTTTCGAGGCTTTTGATATGACACTCTCTCCCGAAAACAAAGAGCGGCTGAGGATCGGCGCGGCAATCGCAAACAAACTGACGCCCCTCAAATCGCCGGTAGAAGTCGCCGCGCAATTCGGCATTTCCACAACTCGACTCAGGCAAATCGAAGCAATCGCCTTGTGGAAAGTGGCGAAGAGATTGAAAGAACTGACAGGTTATGAGTTATGAAAATTTTCCTTACACGGGGGCTTTCAACAGAAGTCGATCCAAAAACCTTCGCCTGGGCAGTAAAATATAACTGGTATTCTCTCAGCAATGGCGGTGGTAAATTTTACGCTGCCCGAGACGTAATCCGAAATGGAAAAAAGAAAACCATCCTTCTCCACCGGGAGATTCTCAAGTTGCGGGGTCAGCCGCTCGACGGAGAACACGAAGACGGAAACTCCCTCAATAATTTGATTCGGAACCTCCGACCTGCAACTCGGAGTCAGAACCACGCTAACCGGATTAAGCTTCCGGACAACAAGCATTCTAAATTTCGGGGAGTGTCCTTGGCTTGTAACCATAAATCATGGACGGCCCAAATCTCAATCGACAACAAAAAACAACATCTTGGTTCGTTCGCGAATGAACAAGATGCAGCTAAGGCTTATGATCGTGCAGCTAAATCTCAGTTCGGAAAATTCGCGAGACTTAATTTTCAATGAGCGAAGAACGCAAGCATCACGAATATTCCCCAAGCACTCTCCAAGCCCTAGAGTCTTGCCCTCACTGGCAGGGCAATTCAGAGACTCATATTAGAGCTGAAGTCGGCACCAAAATCCACAAAGCGATTGAAGATCGAACAGATGATAATTCCCTCAGCGACGACGATGCTGAAATTGCGGCGGATTGCCTGGATTTTTACGAAAAAAGAAAACAATGTGTTTCGGAGTTAAAAGGCCCGCTCACTGAAATTTCAGAGACATATCTTCCGGTGGATGATAACGAAACAACTGCTGGATATTTTGACTGTGCTTTCATTGATCGGTCCGGAACTTATTGCGAAGCCTTCGACTGGAAGTCGGGCCTTTGGGCGGTCGAGAAAACAGAAAACAATCTTCAAGCAATTGCGTATGTCCTGGGACTTTTTAAAGCGTTTCCTAAACTGGAAGCAATACGATTCTTCTTCAAACAGCCAGCGATCGATGTTGTGTCGGAGCATGTCTTTAAACGGGAAGAAATCCCGGCGCTCCTACTTCGAGTTACAGTGGTGGTCGCTCGGGCGAGGGAGGCGCGGGGAAAAGCCGACTTTTCTTCTGCAAATCCGACTATTCCGAATTGTCTGTTCTGTAAGCACGTCGGGGTCTGTCCGAAGGTAACGGAATTTGCTGTAAAGATTGGACATAAATTTTCCCCACTGAAAATTCCTGAGAGTGTCACGCCGTCAATGATTCAAGACCCCGCAAACACCTCCCTCGGAATGCAGCTCGCCCAGGTAATGAAGGTATGGTCTGAAGCTTTTCGTAAGGTTACGTGCGATCGAGTGCTACGTGGCGCTCCGCTTCCTGACGGTTATCAATTGAAATCTCGGGCTGGCAGTCGGAAAGTGACGAACCTTCCTGAATTCAAAAAATACGCGATGCATTATCTGACGGAAGAGGAATTTAATCAGACGCTCGAAGTCGGTCTCGGCGCAGTCGAAGACGCAATCGGATTCAAACAACCACGAGGCAGCAAGAAAAAAGCGATCCAAGATTTTAAAGTTGTGATCGAACAGGCGGAAGTGGTAGAAAGAGGACGCGAAGCAGTATTTTTGCAAGCGGTGAACAAAGAAGACTAAAAATATGGAAATTGAAATTGTAGATTCATTGCCGGAAGCCCGGATGAAGCAGCTCGTGGTGTGGGACGACTTTAAATCCCAGGCGGAGAAACTGAAGACCACGGCGGAGACGTTGACGGTGACTGATGTTTCCCAGGTGGCAGAAATGAAACTGGCCCGGGCAACTCGTCTTACGATCAAAAACCTCCGGATTGCGATCGTCCACAAACACCGAGAGCTGAAGGAAAGCGTTCTTGAGGAAAGTCGGAAGATTGACGGCGGAAAGAATGAACTGCTGAAAATCCTCGAACCTCTTGAAGAACGTTTGCTGTTGCAGGAAACTTTTGCGGAGCGGGAAACTGAGCGAATTCGAACCGGGGTCCGAGAATCGCGAACCGCTGAATTGAGTCCGTATCTCTCCGCTCCGGTCGTCATCGACCTTGCAGATTTGACTGAGGAAAATTATTCGGCCCTTCTTCGCGATTCGATTGCCGCGCACACCGCGAAACTCGAACGGGAAAAAGCGGAACGTGAAGCGATTGAAACCGCGAAGCGGATAGAAGCGGAGCGACTTGAAGCCCAGCGTCTCGAAAATGAACGGCTGAGAAAACTCGCTATCGAACAAGAAGCAGCAGTTCGTGCAGCTCAAGTTGAAAGAATTCGACTTGAAAAACAAATCGCTGACAATTTGAAAACTGCTCAAGCGAAGGCGGACGCAGAAGCGAATCGTCTCAAGGCGGAAAAACTCGCCGCACTCGCAAAGGTGGAAATGGAGGCCCGCAAACAACGAGAAGCGGCAGAGTTGGTTTTGAAGGCCGAACGCGAAGCCCGGGCGAAGGCAGAGGCAGAAATGGCTGCGAAAAGGGCCGAAGAGGAAAAGGTAATCGCGGAACGAAAAGCGATCGAATTGGCCGCGATGCTTGCGCCGGATCGGGAAAAATTACTCGCCTTCGCAGCGTCTATTTGGGACTTGCCCAGGCCGGAACTGAAGACGAAACGTGGCGCAGAGTTTTTCTTGGACATTATTTGTAACACAGAAAGACTCGTGGCTTATATCCAGAATCAAGCGAACAATTTATGACAGACGGAAGGAAAGACCAATCGAGGATAGCTTCCTCTGGTAGCGGTGGTTCGGGACAAACCGCTGGCGCAAACCCGATACGCCCCGTCTGTCGCCAATTTGGGGACAACGCTTCATCGATTACAGTCGGTTGAGCTAAAACCCGAATGCCCTGTAAGGCAAGCGGCGTAACAGTCGCCGGGGACTCGGCTGAAACCGGCTCCCCGAAACTATTTGAAAATGTCGGTCAAACAACTAACACAAAACTAAAATGCCTGAAGTAAAATTCGGAAATGATAACGGCTCTGCACCGGCACCGGTGGTAGAGGAAACAAAGCAAGTGGTCAACACTCCCGTCGCTGACGTGAAAGTCGAAACCACAACCACTCACTCTGTCCCGGCCACTCAGGGCGCGAATGCGTTCCGGCTCGGAGATCGTCTGCCAGGGTTCAAGGACGTTACGCTCCCGCGATTGAATATCGTGTATTCAGTTGGCGAACTTGGAAAATCTTTTCCCGCTGGCGCAATTGTTTTCGGCAAGGAAACGATTCTCTACACTCCGCCCGAGATCGATCAAGCGCAAGGCGTCATCAAGAAAGCGGCTCTGCCGCCAGTCGTGATTTACGTTCTCGGCATCGTGAGCGAACGTTTTTCCGAGAAAATCAAGGGTGGCATGGGCGGTGAAATTGTGGATAGCGAAGCAGAGGTTCGTGCCGCTGGCGGCACACTCGATTACAAAGAGTGGAATCTGAAGAAGGGCGAAGGCATGCGTCGATTCGAGCCTCTCGTTGAACTTCTCGTGGCAATCGAAAAGCCCGCGCATGTCAACGACGGCGGAGCGGTTTTCGGTTTCCCTGTCGGAGACAAACAATTCACCATCGGATTCTGGTCTTGCAAGGGATCGGCATACACTGAGGCTGTCAAGGGCGTTTTCAACTATCACCGGCTGATGGGATTGCTGCGCGGCGGATATTACACGCATGCCTTCGGACTGACGACGAAGCCGAAGCAATTCAAGTTGCCGGATGGCGCTTTTACGGCACCGGTTCCTGTCGCTACACCGCTTCGGCCTACGTCGCCGGAAGTGCTGGAATTCATTCGGAATATCGTGCAGCCGGTATCTGCTTAATTTGTCTTAAGCTGCTCGGGTTCAAGTGGTTAGCCGGTCGGGATGCGATCGGCTAACTTTTTTCAAAATAGTTGTTGAACGTGATTCAGTCTCGTGTATATTAGCGCCATGTTGATCGACGGACTGAATCTGAAATGGAGCGAGCCGAAACTCACGAGGGTTGGCAATCTCCGCAAGGCGAATCCTACACCGGCTTTTTGGGTTGCCTGGAGGTCGAATAAAGCGGCTCTGAAAGCAGAGGGCGTTAGTTGCGACAAGGACAAGCAAACCGGCGACTGGTCGGTGCTGCTATGGGAGAAACCGTTAGATACTACTGGCTCGACAACCGATACGAGTGCGACTACTCACTCTATCGCACAGGAGACAAACAACTCCAACGTATCGGTTGTCGGTTCAGTGGGAGTGGATGGTTCCGTGCCTGTGCAGTCGTCAAGCGTCTCGGGTGCCTCGACTGGCACTGATAGTTTGAGCGCAGGCGTAGAGGGTTCGATTCCCTCTACTCCCTCCCGAATTTGGTCCGATGAGCAGAAGGCGATTTTCGCTTGGTTTGCGTCGGGCACTGGCAATGCGGTTGTCGGTGCTCGTGCCGGGACTGGCAAAACGACCACCATCGAAGAAGCTTTCAAGCATGCCCTGGAGTCCTCCGCCTTGTATCTCGTTTTCAACAAGAAAAACCAGATCGAAGCGGAGCGCAAAATCAAGGACAAGCGAGTTGAAATCCGGACCGAACACTCTCTTGGGTTTTCTTACATTCAAACCGTTTGGCCGGGTGTAAAGCCCGACTCATCGGTTGAATCGGCCCGGATCGAAGCCGCCTGCCCTGGAATTCCGGAGGAAGTCTCCGGTTGCGTTGAACGTCTTGTGGCTTTCGCCAAGAATACCCTGATTTCGCCCACAATTGATCTTCTGATCGACTTGGCGAACGACAAGGGTATTTTCTCCGCCAGTGAAGCCCCTGAAGACGGCGGCTGGACAGTGGCTCGCCTCGCCTCGGTCGCATTCACCGCCCTGGAACTGGCCAAAGAGCGAGATGTTGAAGGCCGAATTAGCTTCAACGATATGGTCTGGTTGCCAGTCGCGATGAATTGGGTTTTCCCCAGGTTCCCGCTGGTCGTGGTTGACGAATGCCAGGACATGAATGTCCCTCAGCTCGAAATGGCGATTCGGGCGTGCTTGCCTGGAGGCCGGATTTGCGTAGTGGGCGACGACCGCCAAGCGATCTATGCGTTTCGTGGAGCGGCTCAGGATGGAATGAGGATGATGCAGGAGAGGCTTTCGGCAACGAAGTTGTCTCTTACCACCACTTACCGTTGCCCGAAGGCTGTAGTGGCTCTGGCGGCTGAAATCGTGCCCGATTACAACGCTGCCCCGAGTGCTCCGGAGGGTATCGTTGACGAGGTTGTCTCCGCCGTCGAACACGCGGTTATCGGGGACGCGATCCTCAGCCGTTTAAACGCGCCTTTAATGTCCACCTGCTTGAATTTGCTGAAACGCGGCGTTTCCGCCAGAATTGAAGGCCGGGACATTGGTGCCCAACTAGTTAACACGGTGAGGAAACTCAGGGCGAAATCGGTTCCAGACTTTTTCCGTAAGCTCGACTCTTGGGCGACAAAGCAACGCAAACGGATGGCAGTCGGCAAGAATGCGGAAGCGAAGATCGCCCAGGTCAACGATACTGTTGAAACCCTCGCGGCAGTGGCGCAAGACGCTTCGAGTGTAAGTGACATCGAGTCAAGAATTTACAGCCTTTTCCAAGACTCCGACAGCAAGACCGCGAAACCCGCTGTGGTTCTCTCTAGTGTCCACAAGGCCAAGGGTTTAGAGTGGAGTCGAGTATTTCTTCTCCAGGCGACTTTCAAGCCTGGGCGGTCAGACGAGGAAGCGAATATTTACTACGTGGCGCTGACCCGGGCAAAGAAACATTTGACATTCGTTGGATAAGGTGCGATAAGTAGTGAAGTCGAATAAACGACCAACAAAAAAAAATATGAAACAAAAACACAATTCAAAATACGCGGAAGCGGTGGCTTCGATGGTGGCAATTGACTGGTTGCAGTTTGCCGAAAAGAAAATCGCTGAACAGCAGAATCCCGCGAAACTAAGCGTGATTGCTTACGATCAGGTTCGCGCAATCGCAGACCAAAGCTATTGGGTTTCGAAACTTTACAAGGCCAACCTCCGCGCTATCGCTGAATTGTCGGTGGACATCGCGAAGTCGTTTTTGCAGGCTGGCCGGTATCCCACCGTGCGAGCCTATTTTCGCGGACTTGAACACGGGAGCAAGTAACATGAACCGGGAACCGATGAAGGCGGATCAAATTCTGCCAGCCAGTCAATGCTACTGGATTCGATGCACGCGCAAGGAAAATGGCGAGGTGTGGTATTGTAATATCGGGCAGTCTGTCGAAGCAGCAGAGACTTTCCTCGATGACTGCCGAAAACAATGGCCGGAAATTCAATACGAACTAGCGAATTACGTTCCACAAAAAATATGAGCAAACAATACAAAACTCGGGAAGAATGGCTCCAGGCGGCAGTCGGCGCGATGACGAGCCTTTTCAAAGCCTCAGGATACGAAGTGCCCCAGGTGAGAGTTGCGTGCGGCTGGCCAGTGCGCGGCGGTTTGGCGAACAAGAAACGAGTCCTCGGTGAATGCTGGTCGAAAACATCAAGTGCCGACAAAAAGGCCGCGCAGATTTTCATCAGTCCCGCGATTGAGGAAATCGACTCGGACACGGGAGTCCTCGCAACGCTCGTTCACGAGGTTGTCCACGCTGTAGTCGGACACAAGGAAGGTCACAATAAAGTTTTCGGAAAGTGCGCTCGGGCGGTCGGTCTGGAAGGAAAACTTACCTCCACCAACGCGGGCGAAAAACTGATTTCGGAGTTTTCGACATGGACGGCGGTGCTTGGCGAATATCCGCACTCGCCACTCAACGGTCTCAAGGCACCCGGCAAGAAACAATCGACGCGACTTCTGAAATGCGAATGCGGAGGTTGCGGCTACACGATCCGGATAACGCAAAAGTGGCTCGACATCGGTGCCCCGGATTGTCCGAGCTGCTTGCAGAAGCTCGAACCGGCTGGAACGAAAGAGGAAGGCGACGACAATGAGTGAAGAAACATCAAAACCGGAATTCATCGTCACCTCGGCGGTGAAAAAATTAGTCAAGGGTCTTGGCAACCAATCCGGCCCGGGTTTTCTTACTGCGCTCGACGCCAGTGTCTCAGCGACGATCCGGACGGCATGTAGCAATCTCGGACCGAATAAACGACTCGATGAAACATCGATAAGTGGATCATCAGCAAAGCCAATCGACTTGGGCAAATCTCATGCTCAGATCAAAGAGATGCGAGACACCGCAGCCCGGGCACTGCTACAAGTAAACGTGGTATGCCGTAAAGATTATCTCGAATTTTTTCGAACCGTCCTCGAAACTTCCGAACAACTACTAAACCAATGACACGAGAACACGCAAAGAAAATGTTGCCGTTTATCACGGCTTATGCTGAAGGAAAACCTGTTCAATATCGGTTTCCAGAATCTAATGATATTTGGTTGAACGGAGAAAACCTCGGATTCGAAAATCCGCGCTGTGAATATCGAATCAAGCCGGAACCTCGGGTTCGATACGCCCTGGATATTTCGGAATACGGGCTATTAAGTCAATTTTTTGTCCTTCGGGAAGATGCCCTTGATTTTAAAAATCGGGCCTATCCGAATCGAGAAGCCTCCATCGTCAAACTTGTGGAAGAGGTGCCCGAATGAAGACCTGTCACGCTGGCCATGATCCGGTGCTTTTCGAGTCGGACCGCTGCCCGGTATGTTTCAATATCGAACGGCTCGACAAGGAATTACTCATCGTTGACACCCAGGTTGAACAACTGAAAAAACAAGTTGTGAACCTGAAGGAAGAAGTGGCAAACTTAGAAAGTCGGCTCGATCCGCTTAAATGGAACGGCGGAGCGTCTTAGAACTTAACGGTTAAACGGTGACAGCCAGAGCGTGAGCCGGAAAATACTAACGGCAAAGAATTGCGCCATACCGGACACCGTGACTGGCGGGAGAGACCGCCCACAAATTTTATGGGACAAATCCTCGGGGTCGATTTTGAGACCTACTTCTCAAAACGCCTGAAATACGGCTTGAAGCAGATGATTGCAGAGCAATACTGCAAGCATTCCCTCTTTGATCCGTATTTAATTTCTGTCTCAGACGGCGCAAGTTGCTGGGCCGGTTCTCCGAGAGACTTTAATTGGTCGTGCCTAGAAGGGGCAACGCTTATCAGTCATAATCGATATTTCGACAATACCGTTTACAATGAAATGGTGACTCGCGGCTGGGCACCAAAAATTGCTTATGCGGAGTGGCACTGTAGTGCGAACTTAACCGCATACCTCTGCAATCGAAGATCACTCTCTCAGGCACTCGAATACCTCTACAAAATCAAGTTGTCCAAAGACCCTCGCGACAGCTCGGATGGTAAAAAATGGCCCGCAGACTTCACGCCGGAACAGCAAAAAATCATGCTGGAGTATTCGCGCAACGATCCTTTTTGGTGTCGAAAAATTTGGGTCGATCACTCTGCGAAATGGCCCGAGAAAGAAAAGCGATTATCGAACATGACAATCGACCAGGGCATGCGGGGAGTGCAGATCAATACTGAGCTGCTCGATACCTACATTTGTCAGAGTCATTCAATGAAGCTGGCGACCGAAAAACTGTTGCCTTGGCTCGAAGACGACGGAAGCGACGAGGACACTTGGGAGGACTTCGATACAGCCCCGACTTCCACAAAATGTATTGCAGAGCAGTGTAGGAGAGTCGGCATTCCGTCACCTCCGGTAAAAGCGCATGAGGGCGAAGAGGCTTACGAAGAATGGGAAAATACATATCGAGATGCTAATCCCTGGATCAGTGCTTTGAGTAGCTGGCGATCGATCAACAAGCTTTACAAAACTTTTCTCACGGTGAAGGAAAGAATTCGCTCGGACGGAACGATGCCCTTTGGTTTGAAGTATTTCGGTGCGATTACCGGCAGGTGGAGCGGAGATGCAAAGATAAACATGCAAAACATGCGAAAAGAACCGATTCTTTGCAATCAACTCGGAGTAATGGAGACCGATGAAAAACTAATCAAAGCAGCACTGGAACAAAAGAAAAAAGAGGGAAATTTTCCGGAGTGGGTAAAGTATCCGATTGATTTCAGACACCTCGTAATACCGCGCCCTGGAAAGAAGATGATTGTTTCTGATTTGTCGCAAATCGAGCCAAGGTGTCTTGCGTGGCTTGCTAAAGATACCGCAAAATTAGATTGGGTTCGCGGCGGCATGAGTATTTACGAAGCGCACGCTCGAACGAACCTTGGGTGGACCGGGGGCGATTTGAAGGAAGAAAATCCGCTGCTTTATGCAGAAGCGAAGGCGAGAGAATTGGCACTCGGTTATGGGGCTGGCTGGGAAAAATTTATAGCGATGAGTGCCCTCTATACGGGCACGGATTTAACAGCCGAAGACCCCGAATGGATCGAATTGCCGGATGGCACTCGTATCAGTGGGTATGGAAAAAAATCGAAAGAAATTGTAGCTGATTATCGGTCTAAAAATCCTTTGATTGCTGACAAAGAAAAAGGCATTTGGGCAAGACTTGACGCAATGTTTAAACGCAGCGTCGGCTCAGACTTTAGAGTTGTTCTCCCGAATGGACGTGCGCTATTGTATGAAAAAGTCCGATGTGAGAGACGGATAAAACCGGACCAGGACGGCAAACCAAAACTGTCAACAGTGTTTACATGCGAAATCGGCGGCAGACGTTTTGAATACTATGGGGGAGCTTTTACAGCCAACGTTACTCAAGGAATGGCGCGAGACGTATTTTCAGATCACTTATTAACCCTGCATGCCACATCCGGAATTGACATTTTATTTTCCAGCCACGATGAAGCGATCCTCGAAGCGGACCAACACATCACCAAACACGATGTTGAAACCATCATGTCGGAGTGTCCGGAATGGTGCGCCGGGTTGCCAGTGAAAGCCGAGGCAAAAGAGGTTCTGCATTATTTAAAGTAGATATGAAAAAAATAGAATTAGTAAATGGTAACGGAAAACAAGCAACCGTGGACGACGATTTGTTTGAACAGATAAACAAACACAAATGGCATCTTGTGCGCGTAAAAGGTAAAGATTACGCGCAAGCAATGATCGATGGCGAACTAATTCTGATGCACGATTTTGTTTGGCATCTGGCGTCGATAGCGAAGAACTGACATGAAACTAATACCTTTGACGCAAGGAAAATTTGCGATGGTGGATAATCGAGATTTTCACCGGTTGAATCGTTACAAATGGTATGCTTCTAAAATGGGCCAGCAGTTTTATGCTGCACGGCACCGTCCTAAAGGAGAGAAACCGAATCTAGTCTTAATGCATCGGGAAGTATTGAACGCTCCCTCCGGAGTTGAGGTCGATCATAGATTCGGAAACGGTCTCGATAATCGACGGAGAAAAATACGAATAGCAACTAACAGTCAAAACCACATGTCTGTTCAAAAACCCCAAGCTAGGAAGTCGTCAAAATATCGGGGGGTGTGCTGGAATCGTTTCGCCGGTAAATGGAGGGCGGGTCTTAGGATGGGTGGACGGCATTTCCATTTAGGTTACTTTCATAATGAAAAAGAAGCTGCCATTGCGTATGACCGTGCAGCCAAGAAATATTTTGGAAAATTTGCAGCCCCGAATTTTCGATGAAGTTCTTTGCCTGTGGAAATTTAATTGAGAAGGTTCTGGTCCCCTGTATTCCTTGGGAATACAAACCAGATCAGATGCCATCCGAAAAAGTAAAACAGGATAAAAATGAGAGACAAATTTTTTACAGAACTCATAACACAAAATGGAACTTCTACACATCCATCGAACCCGCCAACTGCAATCAAAGACTCAGTAAAGATAACCCCGCCAAGTTCATTCACGCCTTCGTGGCCGATTACGATGTCCGAATCCCCGATGATAGAATCGACGAAGCCGTGGCATCCATGTCCATCAAGCCTCAGTGGATCGAACGATCCTTGGGAGGTAATTGCCGTCTCGTCTGGTTATTGTCTCGTCCGATGGCGGTTGAAACCACAGACTTTGCTGTCTGGATTCTTCAGATGGCTCGCAAGTGGCTTTCTCTCGATCTACTTCCGGGTCTCGATTCGCCAGCTTTTGAAAACCCAACCCGTCTTTACTGTAACGGAGCGGCTTGGCGTAAAGTTCTTGGTTCGCCCGATGCCGTAAGTGAAATTCAACTACAGTCATTCTATGTCGAAGCAATCAAAAAGTTCAAATTCAAAGCCCCCGAAGGAAACGAAATCCCTCTTGAAGTGGTGGAAGCGGCGATTAAAGAAAGGTTCCCAGGTTTTTCATGGCCCTCGGCATTTGATCTTGATACACAGGGGCCGAGTTTTTGGATTGCCGAATCGGTTAGTCCGCTTTCTGCCATTATCAAAGCTGAAGGCATGCTTACCTTCAGTGCTCACGCAAGTAAACCCTTCTATCCCTGGTCGGAAATCCTCGGCAAAGATTTCGTCAAAGAGATCAATGAAGGCGCAATCGCAAAAGCAACGCTAGATATTTACCACGATGGGCAAGCTTACTGGCGAAAAATAGATGGGATTTATCAATCGGTGAACGAATCAGCGATGAAAATCTATCTCAAGAAAGGTTGCGGCATTCCTGAGAAGAAAATCGAAGACACGCTATTTCATCTTCACGAAAACGCCCGGGTGGTCGGTGCAGCTCCGTTCGTGTATCGCACACCGGGCTTAATCGAATACAATCATCGGAAAGTCCTGAACACTTGGCGTAACAACGTGATGCGTCCGAGTGAGACCTACTCGGAGAATTTGTGGGTGCTGGATTTCCTCAAACAGCTTTTCGGGCCGATTCAATTCGAATGGTTCCTTGCATGGTATAAGCATTTTTACACCTCCGGATACGAATTATTGCCCCGTCCAGGACAGAATATTTTCATCCTCGGTGTAGCGAATCGCGGCAAGACCTTCGCGCTTCGGCATGTTGTCGGAGCAACTGTCGGAGGATTCGTGGATGCCGCGAAATATATTGTGCAGGGCGACGACTTTGGCTCAGAAAACTATCACGTTCCGTTGTGGGCGATCGACGACGAGACCCCGGGCAATTCTCTCAGTGCTCACGACCGGTTTAGTGCTATGCTGAAAAAGGCGGCAGCGAATCAAGAATTCCGAGTGAACGAAAAATTCCGGGTTCCTGTAACAGTTGAGTGGGCCGGTAGAATTGGCATCACCGCCAATATGGATTTTACCAGTTCGAGGATACTCGGATCACTCGATAACTCTTCGGCGGAGAAAACCTGTGTGTATCGATGCACTACCGATAAAATCGATTTTCCCGAGAGATACGAATTGCAGAAGAGGCTCAAGACGGAATTGCCGCAACTCTGTGCTTATGCCCTCGCCTGGACTCCGCCCGATTACATTGCGCGGGACGGTCGATACGGGTATTTGCCGTATCACGACGCCCATTTGATTGACCAAACACACCAGACCAGCAGGGCAGCTCCGATTAAGGAAATTTTACTCGAACAACTCAAGGACTTTTTCGCTCAGACTCCGGAGGCAACGGAGTGGCGCGGCACTCTCACACAACTCGCCCGATTGTTGAACAGCAATCCGATGAATGATTTTTTGCTCAGAGGTTACAAACTCGAACAAATCAACCGGTTTCTTGAAGTGTTACAAAAGGACGGCATGATTAAATGCTTCGTTGAGACCGGAGAAAACAAATCGCGATTATGGATTTTCCCAAAGCAATAGATACATCCGAAGAATTCGAGCTAATCAAAAAGGGCAACAAGCGTGCCCTCGACAAACTCGCACTCGTCAATATGGCGGAAGCACTCGACTATTCCCGGCACTGTTCGCGGGGTGAGTTTCCTGAGGGAGAACTCGTGTCGATGTGCTGGATTGCTCTCAGGCAGGCCGCGAAGAATTTTCGCAAGCGCAAATCGAACGGAATCCGATTTTTCGCCTTTACGAAGCAATATTTGCGCGGTCAGATCAATCGGGAATTCAAACGCCGCCTTGTAGTGAAAAATTCTTATACCACCTCGGCAGATTACCCGGAAAAAGACAAACCTCTCGTCGATACCTATTGTGAACCGGACTTTTCGCGGCTTGAAACAAAAGAGTTATTCAACGGCCTGCGGCCTGCTATATTCGGATCGTTGAATGATAGAGAGAGGGCGATTTTGATACTCCGATATGAATCCGGTTTTTCATTCGGTGAAATCGGAGATCGGCTCGGATACTCTCGACAGCATATACAAAACCTGCACTCAGGCGCTTTGAAAAAATTGCGCGTGGTGCTACAATCGAAGAAGGATCAACTGCTTTGAATATTTTGGGCCTGGATTTAGGCACTCATACTGGCTACGCTTACAATAAGAACGAACAGTTCTTTTGCGGCACCTGGGAACTTGCCACGAAGAAAGAAATCACTGCCTGGGGCCACGATCGGCAGCGACGGACAAAAGACCCTAGGATTGAACGGCTATGCGAGAATTTAACCGCACTCGGCGCGTTCGATATTGTCGCAATAGAAGATGTCGAGTTTGCCAGCAGCACGTATCAGGTTCAACTCTGGTCGAGTTTGCGAGGTGCAGTTTGGCTCTGTGCCCTCGGTTCTCATTTCGATTGCATCCCGGTCGGAACTTTGAAGAAATTTGCAACCGGAAACGGGGCAGCAACGAAAGAAGCTATGGCCAAAGCTTTGTGGAAAACTCAACCGATGCCAGGTTCAGAAAACCTCGACGATAACGGAGTTGATGCCGTGTGGATTTGGTTGTGGGCGAATAATCGACTTGGTAGAATGAAATAATACATGAGCAATCAACAATCAAAAGTTCCTTTCCCGCAGCGAGACGTTGTTACCTACAATCAGATTTCCAATTTGATTCAGGTCGGCAGTTTCGCCGTCTCCAGTATGATTGCTGGCAATCACGCGGAACCGCAGAAAAGTATCGAACTCGACGGCGGCTGTAAGTCGAGTGCGGAGACACTGTTTATCAAGGTGTGCGACAAACTCGACGATATACTCAACGACACCGATCGATGGACTTTCGATTCCCAGCACACGCTGGAGGGAAAACTCGAAAAAATTTACGACCAACAATCGGTTTTCATCGAGGAACAAACCAAGGCAGCGCGTGAAGTGAATACGCCACACTTTTCGTATAGGCCGATACTCAACCGGTTGCCGGTTACTGGCGAGTGGCTGGCGTATATCGGAGACTTGGAGGACTTGGATAATGCGGTAGTCGGCATCGGAAAAACTCCCCGGGAAGCACTCGAAGCTTTCGACAGTCTTTTTACCGGCGATCCGATGCCGGATAAATTGGTGGAATGGTTACAAGAACGGCAGATGCAGCTCGAACAACAAATAGGGAAAACAAATGAACAATCCGTGGACGACAAACGAACTGGCGCAAGCCGAAAAACTAAAAGAGTCGGGAAAAAGTTACCGCCAAATAGCGGAGCTGCTGGGTCGAAGCCGGAAATCGGTGGAGCGTAAACTAACGTATTCCCCAAACGCGCCGAAACTCAAGCATGACATAAAACTCGACGCTCCGGACTTCGGTTACATACCGCTGAGATCGATCGATGGCGGGGATTGGATTCGTTTCGGCCTCGTCTCTGATACGCACCTCGCGTGCAAAGAATGCCGACTCGACAGCTTGCACGCGCAATATGACCTGTTTAAACGCGAGGGTCTGACTACAGTGCTTCACGCGGGGAACATCGTTGACGGATACGTGCCGCATATCAACGGAGGATCGGCCTTAGAAACGAGCATTGATGGTCAGGCGCAGTTTGTGGTGGACAATTATCCCTCCAGAAAGGGCATTACAACGAACTTTATCACAGGCGACGATCACGAAGGTTGGTGGCAAAAAGAGGGTTTCAATTTCGGCGCGTATCTCGAACACGTAGCGCAAACAGCGAACCGATCAGACCTACACTACATCGGCCACATCGAATCGGATGTCGAGGTTCAAGTGAAAGGTGCGAAGCGAAGCGTCATCATCAAGGTTCAGCACCCAGGAGGCGGGTCAACATACGCCCGCAGCTACACAGGCCAGAAGCAGGTGGAAGCTTTTCAAGGCGGCGAGAAACCGGCTATTCTGGTGCAGGGTCATTACCACGTCAGTAACTACATGAACGACCGAAATGTCCATGTCATCGGAATGCCTGGGTTTCAAAATCAAACCATTTTCGCAAGGAAGAAGCGTCTTCGTATGGAAGTTGGTGGAGCGATCCTCGAATTCAAGGTTAATCCGGAGGACGGATCAATAACCCGATGCCGACTTGAATTTAACATGTTTTTTGACAGGGGGTATTATACGCCTTTTCTTCGTTCAGATGCAAAATTGGTGAAAGGACACCTCATCATCAAGAAATAAATGACGTGTAAAACTTGCAAGAAAGAAAAAACGATACACGAGTTTCGTTTACAGAAGAACAAAAAAGTTCCGGGAGGGTTGTATCGTAATAGACATTGTTTTACCTGTGAAAATACTAAACAGAGAGAATACGACCAGCTACCCCGCACCAAAGTAAAAAGAAAATTCAAACACCTAAAAGCGAGATATGGATTGTCTGCTACACAATACGAGGCAATGCTTCGTGAGCAAAATAGCCGGTGCGTGATCTGTCAAAAAATTATGAATCGTCCGCATGTAGATCACAATCACAAAACAAATGAAGTGCGTGGAATTCTGTGCGCTCCTTGCAATATGTATATCGGTCACATTAAGGAAAATCCCGAAGTGCTCGAACGTGCAATCGACTATCTCAAAAAATGAACCGCCGAAGCTTTTTCAAAACCCTCGCAGCCGCCGTCGCCGGGACGGTAGTGCTGCCCCCGGCGATTACTTTCGATCGATGCTGGAAAACTGCTGCATCCTATAAAAAAGTCGGTGGTATTTGGGTCATCAATCCGGAATGGCTGAACGCACCTTACGAACTTTCATTCCTACGTAATCAAGGATTCGATCGGGTTTCTCCTGTTCTGTTTAAACGTCCCGAATTTCCTCAGATTCACGCTATCGAAAACGATCCCCGAAGAGTGTCGGAAGGCTTTCCGTTAAGATGCAAAAGCAAAGAAGATTCTTCGAATGGAGTTTTTCTCACTCCCTGGATCGAAGCCCCGAGATATGAATAAAGCATGGATCGACCTGAAGCTCGCCGTCTTCCGACTCCGCCACTTTAGGCAGTGTAAATTCATCGCGGAATATCGCCATGCGTGTCTTCCGGATTTAATGAATAGAATGATCCCGATACTCTATAAAAGGGCGGTGAAAGAAGTTACCGAACGCCGTGTCTGGTGGCTGGAGCATGTTCGAGCTGGGAAATTTCCTGAAGGCATGGGGAACATAAAATAAATTTGACACCTTCCTGGGAAGGTGTATTGTATCGATGTTGGTTGTTGTCCGCTGTCCCCGTCGCCCGTGCTGGAGTAGGACCGTAGCTGGTCTGGAGCTAGGTGCGAGGTGCTGAAACCGTGGGAGATTGCGGATTCTGTTTCGGCTCGCTACCGACTCAAGACTGCGAGAGACCACCCGCGTAATCGGGGATCGCGGACAATGCCCAACTAAAATGAAAACTGAAAAACCGCTAGATCACAGCATGCCGAATGTGGTTGCTTACAGCCTGGGGCTTATTGCCCGGGAAGTCGGAACCCTCGGAGCGGATAAAGCAGGTGACGAAATCGATCGAGGGTTAATTCTTGTTCGAAGGCTTCGAGAAGAAGGTTATACCGTTTTCAAAGAACGGGCTTCAAAATCGAGTTGAGTAAACGACCAGCCCCCGGGCGGGCACCGGCAGTCGGAGCCTGAGGCTTAATGTTCGCGATTTGCGCCCTCAGACGGTCCGCAGACGCACCGTCGTTCGCTGGCATAGGCATTTGGGCACTTTGAGGCGGCAAAGCTGCCCCAGGCGAAGCTGGACCCCCAGGCACCCCTGAGGAATTCAAAGACGGATGAGCATCCGGACCCATTTTTGAAATTTCAGCGTTCACTTGATCGAACGGAGGCGCTATCTGTAAAAGTTTCCCTGCTTTGTCCGCCTTTTTGATGTCTTCACCGTTGATATGCAGTGTGTTGAATAACACGGCGGTATCCCCACTCAGCGATCGGTAGAAACCGATGCCGTTGTTCTGCAACTCCTTAGCGTTGTCGATAATCAATTTGCCCTGCTCGGTCTTCTCCGCGTCTTTGACTTTCGCGGAGACTGCAACCGGCGAACCGGCTATCAATCCCTGGACGGCGGGTATCTGCAATACTTCATCCGGAAGGTCGGAGGTAGCCGGTTGTTCTGGAGCGGTGGTATCTCCGAGTGCCGCTGGATCGATCATTTCTTTTGCCATAGTAATCAGTGCTGAGGTTTCATCGGTCTCGCTGCAAGATTTTCTTCGAGGGGCGGAGTCTCGGGTTTCGAGGCGTCGAACAATTCGTTGTCTCTCGGATCGTCAACCGGCTTCAAGAACTGCTGAGAGCCTTCCACGATTTGTTTTATCTCTGTAGGTGTAGCTTTCATTTTCGTATTGGTCTAGGTTTAACTTCTAGTAAATTAAGTTGGGGTGTCTTCAGACGATATTCTCCGGATGGATGTTTCTCCGTCTCGGAAATCAAAGATGAAAAATCAGATTTCTCCGCGCCCGCGCCTCTCGTCCAACCGCGTTTTTCCCACAAGTCTTTTTCCTTGAACCAGAGTGTTCCTTGAAGTGCATCGGGTTTCACTCCAACTTTATCGGCGGCATGCTTATACACTTTCTGTGCTACATCAAAGTCGTCATCTTGCACCGCGTTCTCGTGTTCAGGCAAAATTCTCCATCGATCGACAATCCCTTCATTGGAAAGCCGGTGCAGCGTGCGTGCAGCCCAGACATCGATCGTGCTACCGAAATCTGCGCCCGACATATTCTGAGAAAATTGCCTCGTCTTTTTTCCGCCTTCCCAGGAACCATGCAACGCCCGCAATAACGCTTTCGAATTAGCAGCGAAGAGTTTGCCGTTGGTTTGGCGCGGCTTCAGATCGAATTCATCGATCCACCAGTTAAGAAAAGTGCTGCGCTTTGGATTATCTAAGCCAGTTGCATCCACATATTCCGAAATTTTTCCGGCGTCCCATTTATCGAGTCCCTCCTGATATTTTTTGAGTTGGGCATCGTAATCCCCGGCATTGAATTTATTCAAAGCGTCGATGCCGAAACGATAATTTGTCTCGACAGGCGTTCGTGCGGATAGCGCGGCTAGAATCTCACAAACAAGCTGTGCTTGTTTTCCGAAGAGACTTTTGAGCCGGGTGCGAAGCGTCGAATACCATTTCGCGCCTGCCGCAACCTTCGGGTCTTTGACCGCTTTACGATATTCGGCGGCTAACTTATCGCCCGCTGATTCAACATAAGCGGCCTCTCGATCATCGCCGCGCAATCCTTTTCCGGCTTCCTTGGCAAGCCCTGAGTCGAGGAACGAATAGTCCTGTTTCTCTGGTATTGGCTTTCCGGTTTTCTTGTCGAGTTTGAAATTTCCCACGTCATCTTTAACATAACCCAATGGAGCTGACTCGGGAAACTTCTCTTTTTTGTTGTTTACCCGTGCCCTCAGGCGTCGGTTGATGTCTTCCGTTTCTGAAACAGATTTCCCGAAAAGTTCCGGCTGATTACCCACCGGTTCAATCGGCTTGCCGAATTCATAGGGGATGCTGAAACTCACTCCCTCAGGAGTAGTCGAGAAAAATTCCTGTTTTTTCGCCTCAGGTCCAACGATTGTCTTTGAAACATCACCTGGGACAATCGTGCCATTGCCGTATAACAATCCTTCTGGAACGGATACCGATTCCTGACCATAATTCTTGGCGAGTTTTTGAGCGTTCTTAGGCGTGATACCGAGAACGACAAACGATTCGCCTTGCGGCTGACCTTTGTAAGTTCCGTCCACTGGAAAATAATCAAGACCCTGAGCATCCATGTCCGCCTTCAGCTCTTCATTCGCCTTCAGGTTCTCCGGATGATCGAAAGGCACTTCTTTTCCGTCGATTTTCTCCCGAGTGCCGGTAAGTATTGCCCAGCCCGGTTTGGCGAGTGCGTCCTTGATCGTGTCCGGGTCGTCGAATTCGGCCTGGGTCGGCGGCTCGATTTGTTTCGGTTTGAATTTTCGTTCCGCAGCGAAGGCTCGACTTTCCAACCAGGAATTCCTCAGTTTGAAATCTTTTTCTGATACTTGGTCAAGTTCTATTGCCCGGTCGAAAGCCTCATCACGGGTGAGAAATTCTCCGTCATTTGTTACAAAACCATCTACAAGATTATCAGTTATTCCTTCGTGATATTTTCCTTCTGCAACTGATTTTTGTATGAGATCGTTTACAATGGATGGATGCAACATCCCGACATGAACCTCGCCGGTTTTCTCGTCGCGCACCGCAGCTTGTTTGATTGCGCGAGGATTCGCGGGCATCGGAGAAAATTGCACTGGTGCCGGTTTTTTGACTTTGACCGGTTCAAACATAGCGATTACCTGCCTACCGTCTGCCGTATCGAGAACAATGCCCTTGTATCCAGCTTCCTTGACCAAATCATCGGCCTCTTCTCGATTAACCGTCTTCCGCCAACCGAGATCATCCGGCTTTCCGGTTCGAAGATCGTAGAGATCAGAGCCTTTAATCCGAACCTCGTGTTCATGCAAACCAGCATCCTTGAATATAGCAGCATCTTGACCAAAGTCACTACCTTTTACGAAAAAATATGATTTCGGTCCGCCCCTCAGATCGGCGGGAGTAGCCTTTCCTTTGCCGAAGAAACTCGGATCGACTGTCCGAAGACCGGCATTGGAGCTGTAATGAACCGCATCGAAATCCTCATCGGCGGCATTGGGTTTCGACTTTGGTTTGAATGCCACGCCCTCTGTAGCTGCGTTTTTTCCGCTACCCGAGAACAAATTGTCATCGATCCAACGCGCCAGGGCTGGGTTTTCACTTTTCACTTCAGCGTATCCCTCATCGCGCCAGTCATCGAGGAATCGCTGCGCTTCATGGGCGTCGTGACCTTCCTGAACTATTTTTCCTATCGCGAAACCTTCTTTTGCCTGAACAATAAGAGGCATTCTTGGGATGTCTTGCTCTTTGGTTGTCAATAACTGTTCGAAGTAATCGTTGGCCAGTTTCGATTCTTTAACCAGTTCTGGATAACGATCCTGTATGTATCCCCCGAGTTTTGCCTCGGCCACATTAGAAGGTTTCGTAAGAGATTTTTGAACATCTTTAGCTTGATCATATAAATCATCTGATTCTTCCGGTGTTTTAAAATACACGTCCTTCATCAAGCGTCGAAGTTCTTCATCTTTTTGATGAATCTTCGAAAACTCATCCACAAATCGAGACCCCGCATTATTCGGGTGCTCCAAGGCGAATTGTTTTTCAATCGTTCCAAAATCCTCCGTTCTTCGAGGCGGTTTGAAAGCAACCTCAGGCGAAGGCAATTCCGGTAGTGTAAAGCCAGCTTTCTCCAACGTGACCCCGTAAGTAGTCGATTTCGCAGTAGTAACACCCGGTATGTTTTCGAGAGCCGTGATTTGAGGCTGAAGACCGCGCCCGGTTACGGAAAAATCCTGATAACCGTCGAACATCGCTTTGTATCGCTTGCCGTCTGGACCAGTGATTTCGATTTCTTTGCGTTCGGCAGGTTTAAAGGAAACCGCAGATTTGATCTGATCGTTTGAAAAGGGTATGTAAGAGGTGTCTCCGTAATCCTTTTCAAATTCTTCACCTACTCGGCTATAATCGGGTGCCACCCGGGGACCGACTTCAAAAGCGTTTTCATATTCGATTCCATCATATCCTTGATCTTTCAACAGTTGTTTTATTTCATCGATAACTATTTTGTTGGCCTCTAAATACGAGGCTTCCCCGATGTCCTCTTCTCTCACACCTGATTCTTGCTTTTCTCTAAAAAGTTTATCCGATAAATCGTTTAATCGATTTCCTACTTGTCTGTCTCGTAATTTACGGGGTAGTTTTAATTTGCCGCTTGTTTCTTTTTCTAAAGCCCGAACCACATCTAAAGCATTATTCCAGTTAGCCGCATCATCCAGTTTCAACGGATTTCGGATGTCTAAAAATACGGGAATAGTTTGTGATCCTTCGGTAGATTGAACTGCCCCCGTAGTTCTGCTACTCAGTGGTCCTATTGTTCTCGCGGCTGCTGGACCCGGCGCTCCGAAATGTGCTCTGAATCCACTTGTATCAAAATCTTTCAAGTCAAAACTAGAAACGGTCCCGTGAAATACGGGTTTCAAAGTTCCGTCTTCGAATCTAACTTTCGATTCCAAGAGTTCTTTTTCAATCTTTGGAGTAACCAAATCGCGGGGTTTGAATCCGGCCCGAAGCGTGACTCCCACAGGTCGAACCGCTGGCAACTCAGGAGCAACGTCCGCCCTAACAATGTCACGCAAGTTGAGGTTTTGCCAAGCCTCAATAAGCGACGGCGCGGTGTTTCCAGTCGCCCGAGCAGTCGCTTCAATTTCTGCGCGAAGCGGATTCACTTCGAGGACTTGCTTGCCAGCGAAACCGAGTCTCTCCGCTTCTTTGCTTGCGAAAGTTCTCGGCTCAACCAAGGGCAAAGCCCTGCCGGGTTCAGTTGCCTCGGAGATGAGTTGCACGCCGTATTGTTTGCTGCCGCCTCTTGCCACGGTCGGTTTACCTTCACCCGGGAGTGGATAACCGAACAAATAGTTGATGAAATTCATCTCTGCGTCGGTTAAGCTACCTACAGGCACTCGATTGCCGGTCGGTTCGAAAAATCCGAATGCACGCGCTTTGCCGATTGCGAGCGGAGTGCCTTTGCCTGTCAGACCGGCAGCTTGATTTCCAGCGAAGACATTTACTTTGTCGAAAAGCTGTTTCCATCCTTCAGGGGTAAAAGTGCCTTTTGTTCGATCTATTTCGAAAGGCGATAACGCCGGATCAGCGACGGCCAAAAACTTCGCGACTTTCTCCGCATTCGCAGCGAGAACTTCCGGCGACCAGCCTTGCTCTTGAATGCTGCCGTCATTCAGTTTTACCGTCTTGACCGGCGTAAAATTTTTCTCCCAAAGCGGCTTTTGATCGTCCGGAATTCCCCGGGCAGTCTCAATCTGTTCTCGGCGGCGTCCCCGGCTGACTTCAATTGCGCCTGCTGGAGTGCCTGGAGCGGCACGGCGAGTGATTTTCACTCCGTAATTGCCTGCCTTCGCTTCCGCCATTGTTCCGAGAATATCCCGCTGAGATTGAGCATTTACTTCCGGACCAGTTGGAGTTTCCGGAGCGGTAGCAGCAACGTCTTTAGTAATCTTCGCTTCTTCCTCAGGAGTGCCTGGAGGCGAAACTGGTGATGGTGACGGTGCCCGAGGTGCAACAGGTGCTTCCGGAATCTTCGGCGTCACTGTCGGTTCTTCACCGAAAAGTTTCGGTGGTTGCTCCGTTCTGGCTCTGGCCGCTTCACGCACCGCTTCAACCGCTTTTTTGCGGAGTGGTGTGTAATCTTCGAATCGTCCTTCGAGAGGTTCACCACCGAGTAATTGAACGAAAGTGCTTGCGACCTTCGCAAACCGCCTCACCAATCCTTTCGGGTCTTTTCCGTGCTTGAAAACGGCTGACCAAGTATCGGCGGAAATTTCGTTTGCAATGTAGTTATTCGCTGCCGCTTTTTGCTGCTCTTCAGTAAGCAGACCCCGCCACACATTTCGACGGATCGCTTCAGGCGACACACCTGGATTTTTGCTCGTCGCCTCAGTCATTGCATCGTTGAACATCTGCATTGCCTGGGCCTTAGCATCAGCAGGAGTCGCCTTCTGACCTGTAGAAAATTCAATGATTCTCGCGGCTTCTTGCGTGAGAGAATCGATTGCTTGCGCGTAGCCTTCTCCAGTCACGTCGAGAAGAAAATCCCGGTAATCGCCTTTGCCGTCCCATCCGAGATTCTTCGCATCGGTTGCTCCGCGTTGATTTATCTCTGCCTCGGTGTAAGCTGACAACACTTTTTGATTGAGGGCGTCGTTGGCTTGTTTTCCTATGACATCTTGGAACGGATGAAAAGACTCGTGTGGAGCTGCGTCAATGTTGGCGGCAAAAGCAACCGGTTTTCCATTCAAGTCTCGGAGCGAAAGACCTTGAGAACTTGACCAAAGTTCCGCGTCTGCTTCCGAAACTCCCTGGTCGATGAGAGACTGTTTAAACGTAGCTTTATCGGGGACATAAAACAAATCAACTCCGGGCGCGGCAGTTCGAAGAAATTCCCGCACTGCGTTGATTCGCTGTTTCACTGCTGGAGCTGCCCCGCGATAAGCTCCCTCATGTTGTTGATCGAACGCGCTTCCCTTGAAAGGTCCGCTGGTTGGTATCTGCGTTTTGGTTCCCCAATTGCGAGGCGCAATTTCCTGACCGCTGATAACTCGTCCCGCAAGTCCGCGACCCGCACCGAGTAACCCGAACGCGAGACCGATGCCAGTTCCTCGTTCTTCCTCGGGAAATTCCGACATTACTGCCGCCGTCGATACATCGAAAAGTCCGCCTGCCGCAACATGGCCAGCAGCACCGGGAGTCGCTTCGATTGCGTCCCGAACAAATTGGGCGGAGTCACTGACGATTCCACCGTAATTTTCTAATGGTGCGCGTTCACCCAGGCGAATCTCTTTTCCGATTTGTTCAACTCCTTCGGCGGCACCTGGGACTCTTTTCCCAACTTCTTTTGCGATTTTGGAAAGTCCACCACTGATTCCAGTCTTGAAAAATCTGCTCGGTTGTCGAGAAACAACTTCAATCGGCTTCGCGAGATTCTTAGCAGCCGCGCCGATTCCTTCAAGCGCGGTTCCGGCAGACTCCGCGCTGACTTCGCCAACCCAGGTAGCGGCATCGTTCAATACTGCTTTCGCTTCGGCAGGAACCAGACTCCCAGCCGCGCCGAATCCTTTTGCGAAAGCATAAAAAGTGAATGGATCACCAGCCGCAAGTTGAGAAACCTCTTCCGGCCTGATCGGTTTGCCTGCTTGCGCCAGTTCCTCAATCACCGGACCGGCGATTTGCTGTGTGATAGCGCCTTTGCCGGTCACGATTCTTTGACGTTCCGCTTCCTTTGTTAAATCGGAAAAGAAAAGGTCGGTTGCTTCGTGGTCGGTTAGTTCTGAATACGGTTTTGCAATTCCGGCAACCTGAGCGGCTTTGTGTGCCGCCGTCCGAACACCACCAGCAAGTCCGGTAACTGCCAATTCAGACGCAGCAAGGTTCTCCGCCGCCTTTTGTCGATATTCTTGCTGGGTTTCCTCAGGCACAAACGGACTAGCTATTCCCTGAATCGCATTCTTCGCATACTTCGCCACACCCACGGCAAAATCTTTCGCCGCCTTGAGCGGGTGCATGTGCTTCGCCGCCTCGATCGCCGTCTCTCCGAGACCGACAACACGAGCACCAAGGGCAACCTCGGGCGGCAATCCCGCAGTCGGAATTTCGTGCCTCGCGTGAACGAGTTTATTCGCCTGGGCGAGTTTCTTGATTGTGTCCGGATCACCAATCAGGTCTGGTCGATCCATATACATCCGTCGCAAATTTCCGCCCTCCGGATCGTTGATTTCGATTTGGGCGAGTTGCTCGGGGGTGAAATCGAGAAGCGGATCGAGTTCCCCGGTTTGCTTTCGATACTCCGCGAGTTGTTCAGGCGTTAGATCAACCTCATCGCCCGGTTTTGGTGGTTCGGGAGGCGGAGCTGGCGGACCCTGCTCCAAATCGGCAGGATCGATATAGCCCTTCAGGTCCGGAATTGGTTGTGCTCTGAGTGCAGAAACCGTGGTGTCTTCCACGGGTTCTGAGCCGACAACCTGGGTAGGATCGAAAAGAGGTTGTTTCGGGCGAGACAACCTCTGTTCGAGATCGAGACTTTCGAGGGTCGTTGGCATTATTCAACGATGAATTTCTTCTTTACCGGGTCGTAATGTCCTTTACCAATGCCGGGAATGTTCACGACCTTGGAAGGAGCAGCCGAAGGGTTTGTTTCCGCCCCGACTCCTTTGGGAATTACTGGAACTGGTGCCTTCGGAACATTGCCCTTCAATTCATCGGGTAACAAACTTACAGAATCTTCCCGTGCGCGAGAAAATAAATCTCTCATTTCGCCAAACCATTTATCCCAGGTTGCCGGTGTGCTGGACATTGTTGGATTTGCACGAGTGAACAAACCGGTGTGAGGATCAATTTCAGCTTGCATGACTCTGTTTCCGGAACCAGCCATCGATCGAATCGTGTTCTGAATACTCTGTGCGATGAACTGATCGAGTTGGTTTTGTGCCTCGGCTTTTTTGACGGCGATATCACTACCAAAAGCGGCCCCCACTTTATTCAAAGTCTGAGCAATACGAGTCCCCTGAAGTGCCCCCGGTCCGACTGCTTGAAGAGCTTCATCGTGAACGATTGCCTGGGCAGCATTGATTTTCTCCGCCATTTCATCGGCGGTTCGAACCTGACCGAGAATTTTTCCTTTGTCATCGGCGGTCATCGGTTTATCCACCTCTTTAGAGGTAGTCACATTATCCGGCAACGGCAAATCAGGATGTTCTGTCGGATCGACGACTTTTTTAGTCACCGTTCGAGAACCGTCCGCGCCATAAGTCGTGGTCTCCGTTGTCACCCGAGGGGTGACTAATTCCGAAACAGGTTGAACAACTTTGTCCGGTTTATTCGCCGGTTGTTCTGTTGGTTTTACCCCGTAAACATATTGACCGAGTGTGGGCCGTCCTTCAGCAATCCATTGTTGCGGGGTCATTCGGGCGAGTGCAGCCGCTTTACCGGTTTCTTCTTTCGTATAATCGTGTCCGGAGGTTTTACTTGCGAGAGTATCCTTCGATGAATCTTTCGTAATTGTTTGAATTCCGCCCTTGGTAACATCTTGAACATGCTCGCGCCGGTCAACATCTTTTCCGAGTTCGATAGCCCCGGAAACTGCCGCTTTATACGCTACCGCGTCTTGATAAGCCTTCAAATCTTGATCTTTATTGACTGCCGAATAGGGAGAAAGATTCCCACCAAAACCGTTTTCGATCGCAATTTTTCGAACCGAAGCATTATCGCCCTGTTCGGCAGCGATTCGAGTTGCTTCATACGTAGCTTTCTTGGCCGCTTCCTCAGCAGGGGCAAGAGCGATTTCTTGTTTCGCTTTCGATCCCATCAAAGCGGTTTGTTGCTGGCGAGCTTGGATTGCTTCGGGTGACAAAAACTCATCGAGACCCTGGATTTGCGCTTTCTCTTTCGTCTTTGCTAGTGTGCCATAACGCTCAATGAGGTCGTCAGCCGTGACAACTCCTTTACGAAAAGCGTCGGAGAGTTGAGCTACCGCATTCTGCTCCACGTTAAAATCAATCGGCGTCCGGTTCGTCGATAGTTCCGGTCTAAGCTGCACGTCTGGTTCCTGCCCGATCGCTGCCATATTTATTTCGGTTGTTTCAAAAGTTTCTTCAGTCCATAAATCTGAACTGAGGTGTCCGGTTTCGCGGTTTGTCCCGAATTTATCGAGACGCTCGCCACGTTTTTAATCTCGGCCCTTGCGTTTTTCATACTATCCAACTGGATAATAATTGTTAGGGGTAGGATTTCGAGTCACAATATCTTTAGACACCGGGTATGAGCTAGTATCAGTATTTGTTTTGAAAAAACTAGCTGTATTCGGAACCCCATTCGCCGCATAAGAAGTCGCAGCTCCGTATCCTTGTTGCAACGCCGCTGCCCGGTTGATACCCCCCAGGTAATCGGCTTGAGTTTTCTGAGATTCGAGAGAGCTGTTCGCACCAACACGACTGAGCCAAAGATTTACAATGTCTTTTCCACTCAGTCCCGCGTTCGGTGTCATCTCATTAGAAAATGCTAGGGCACCTTCGGTTCCCTTCAATCTGTTGAGCTGAGTCGTCGCTAGGTTCGGGAAAAGTGTCCCGAGTAATTGCGAACGCTGCGTCTCCAAATCTTGTGCTCGCCCGAGTAATCCTGAAGCGGCTTGTTGTCGTTGCTGCTGGAGCGCAATGCCGCCCTGACCGAGAACCGTTCTTGCGAGAGTTCCGCCGACACCTCTCGGGCCAGCCGCACCAGTCACGAGACCGCCCTTCTCCAAACCGGCCTTCACCAGCTCCGCCTGGACATCCGGGGGCAAAGTTGCGCCAAGACTCAATTGCTCCAAAGCGGCATCGATGAGTTTTTGTTTCGCCTGGGCAGCGACATCTGTTCCGGCGAGAGCTTCTTTCGCGGCTTGCTTTTCGACATCGACACCTCCACCACTGGTAAGTTGATTAAGGGCTTCATTGATTCCTGCTTCCGCGCCGAAGCGCAATTTGAAAAGTTCTGGATCGACTTTCTTCTGAAGCTCCAGGCGTTGCTTGACGTTCTCGATGTCGCCCTTGAGTGCGGCTTGCTGCAAGCGCGACGGATCGAGCTGGTCATAGACAAATTGCCGTTGGCGCTCCAGCGCATTGATTTGCCGGTTAGCAATGTCTTTCTGCGCCTTCGCGGAAATTTGCGAACTAACGATCGATCCAACAAAACCCAAAATGTCGCCCGTAAATGCCTTTCTATCAACGAGTTACCGGAAAGTTGATCCGGGCAAATTCGCCAAAATATTTTAGTGCGGCAGTATCATACGCTCGGGCTGCTTCTTCTGCCGTCTTGAAACAACCGATGTGAATGTTTTTACCTTGAAAATGGAGACTCGCTCTCCATTTCAAACCTCTTGTGGTAGTAACCCCGAAAAATCCGGAAATTCCTTTGCCGCCGCGAGGTGATAAATCTCCGGACTTTCCAAACATGGGATTTCCCGAACCTATCCTTTGGGTTCTTAAATTCTGTTTAAAAACTTCAGTTCTCTTTAGTCCAGAGTTTCTAAGACTGATTTTTTTCCGGGTCTCTTCAGAGTGCTTTAAGCCGGGATTCCCGTCACCACCCAAAGCTTGATTAGTCAATCTCAGTCCGGTTTTCCTACCCCACAAAATCAAATTTATTTCTTCTTCAGAGGCTTCCTCGTTATTGAGTCCGGTCATCAATATTTCGTATCCTGGCCTCTGCCCTTGAAATTTTAATCCTTTGATCCAATTAGTAGTATGAGACTTCACTTTATTGTGGAGATGCCCTTTAAATCGACTTTTGATTCGTTGACAGGTCTTTCCAAAATACCGAATCTCTCCAGTATCGGGTTCTTTCAAAGCATAAATTAAAAAAGTCTTCATACCCATTTCTGAAACGATTGCGAGCACAGTTTATATCCAACCATTGACCACCAGTAACCTACTGCTTCGTGTTTATACACAGTATTGCACCCCACCACGCACTGTTTACAATCATCCAATTTCGCACCTTCTTCGAATTCTTTCAAAAGGTTGATTCCGTTATGACCGTGTTTCATCACAAAAAGATACTCAAAAGCTGTCCGAACACCGGTCATCGCGTCTTCCGTATGGCTACCGATCAAGAACCCAACCGGTTCGCCGTCGATTTCTTCGCCATAAGCCACGCCTGCGCCGATTCCCATTAGTTTCGACCAGCAGTCCGTCAAAAACTCCGAGTTGATTTTGGCGAATCCGCCCGGTTCCCGTTCGTTCAAGTCAGGTCTCGCTTCCAGAACAGTGCTGACAAAGCGTCTCATCTGCTGCTCATTTAACGTCATAGAACGAATCCAGCGATGTTGAAATCGACTCCCACCGTTCCCGCCAAAGTTGCATAAACCTGCTGGGGAGTAATCAACGGAACTTCAAAATATCCTGCCCAGGCGGTATCAGACGCAGCGACAATCTGAAGGAACGAAGAAACCCCACCCACAAGATTCGCATCACCAGCAATTGTTAGCACGCCGCTTGCGTTCGGTCCGCCAGAGGGAGAGCTTGAACCGAAAACCGTTTTCGCAATCGGCGGAACCAGAGTTGAAAAATCCTGAAAACCGTCCGGACCCTTCGCGATGGTAGTCGTGAGAATACTCGTCCGTTTTTCTGTCTGCCAGATTTTGAACAAATCGATCGTCGAATCAGTCCGAATCGCTCCAAGTAACGCCTTGAAAGTGTATCCGGCAGGCAGTGTCGGGGTCGTCGAACTGAGGGAAAAAATTCCGTTCGTGTTCGTCCCGTTCGAAATCAACCAGACGTAATACCAAGTGTCCGCCGTTGCAGAACCAGTATCGAGTCCACCTAGTCCAGTGGTCGTAATGTCGAGAGTAACGTTGACTGAGTTCGATTGAAAATTACCTCCGCTGGGATTCTGCATTACAACTGCGTCAGCAGTAATAACGAGTTGCTCGTCCGGAACGAAAGAATCGTTAGTGATGATAAGACCGAAGGAAATCCCCACTCCGCCAATCGGACCGGGTATTACTTCAGTGGAAGTCAGCCCGGACATTACTTGAAAATTCGTTCCATCGAATACCAGAAGCAAAATTTGACCTGCCGCAATCTCTCCGGCAGTCAAGTCTTGATTCACGTCTTTCTTCACCGGCGCTCCACCGCCGCCATTTAAGCTGAGTGTAACCGCGCCTGTGTTAGCGTTCGTGAATTTGACATAACCAGCGAAAGCCTCAGTTACTCCGTTACCGTAATCGAATGCGGTGTTCGGATCGAAGGACAACGAATAGTTGTTGGTGCCTGAGGCAGTGCCGTAAAAATTTGCTTTGTAATCGAACTTACGAGCAAGGAGTGACCGATCCTCAATCAAAACCGGAAGTTGAACCCAAGTTGCTCCATCGAACAAATACCACGCAATAGGAGTCCCGAACTTCGGTTTTGCTTCTGTTGCGTTTTCCGTTGTCTTCAGCCAGAGGGGAGGATTAGTATTTGTCGGAGTATCTTTTCCGACTTGATACCATTTTGTCTCCGATTCACTGATGTCGAGAGGAACGTATGTCTTGAGGTTCGGATCGAAAACCCACCACTGCGTTCCACCCTTCAGCCACGGACCTTGATTGCTGCTCGGCATTACGTCGGATATAACGAAAAAGCTCGTTCCAAATGGCGAAACGATTTTCATTCTTTCCAGCATCGCAACAAACAAATCATTCGGCTTTCCTTTGAAAGCAGCCGGTAGAGGTGCCCCCTGAATAATCAGGTTTGTATTTTGGAGACTCATTGCGACACCTCCGTAATAACTACCGATGAAGTCAGCACACCGCCCCAAACAGCGGTTCCACCGCTGGTTGAGTTAGTCGAAGCAGTTCCGCCACCACCAGAAACTCCAAAACGAACCTTGTAAACATGAGGCATCGCGTCGTTGACATCGAAAATTGCCCGAAGAATACCCGGATTTTGCACGGCGGTTAGATCAAGCGATACGCCAGTAGCGGCCAAGGCATCCAATTCGTTATCTCTGAATAAAGCGATAACAACAACGTCATTCGCACCCGCAATCGCGACCGGCAAACTTACATCCACAATCAATTGTGATGTCGCACGCATCGCGGTAAACGAAGTGTCGAGACCGTTAATCGGTGCGCCCTCTGTAATTTGCGGGACCGTGTTATCGTATGGAAAACCAAGGGCCGTTGTGTCGATCGTGGTATCTGTCGTGGTTTTGACCTGAAGAATTACACCAGCCACGATTGTAGAAAGAGCACTGAGGATTTGAAAATTCGTTCCATCGAAAGTGAGCAAATGAATTGCGCCAGCTTCGATTTCCCCGGCGAAGACAGCCTCATTGGAGAATTTTTTTACTGGCTTTGCACCGGAACCGTTCACGTTGAGCGTAACTGCACCTGTGTTCGCATTGGCAAACCTTACATAAAAGGCAAAGGTAGTGCTGCTGCCGTCACCAAGAGTAAAATTCGTTCCTGGGGAAAAGGTCAACGAATAGTTGTCGGTCCCTGAAGCGGTGCCGAAATAATTCGCCGTCCAGAAAAGTTGCTCTCGTGTTACCGCTCTGTCGGGAATCAAAACCGGGAATTGAATCCAGTTCGTGCCGTCGTGCAAATACCAAGCAACTGGAGTCCCCGGAGTTGGTTCGTCTATTGTCACCCCCGAAGATGTCTTGAGCCAAAGCGGGGGTGTAGTCGTTGCTGGGGTTGTCGATCCGACTTGATACCATTCGGTATCTGAGGCCGAAATGTCGAGGGGCACGTATCGTTTGAGGTTGGTATCATAAACATACCATTGGGTTCCGCCCTTCAGCCACGGTCCCTGATTACTTGTCGGTTCGACATCACCAACGACAATAAAGCTCGTTCCGAAGGGCGAAACGATTTTCATTCTCTCCAGAATCGCCTGGAAGAAATCATTCGGCTTTCCACGAAAAGCCGCTGGGAGTTGTGCCCCCTGGATGATCAGGTTTGTATTTTGTAATGCCACGTTAAAGAGTGCTCCGAGTTAGGGATTTGTGCTGACTGTATTTCCTTCCCCGACAAGGGTAGCGTAATCAGCTTGACCTTGGGCCGATAAGGAAGACAGACCGGCGTTTGTCCCGTTATCTAAGAATATTTGAGCACTGGTAATAGGAGAAGCCACGCCACGGGCAAGAATATGTTCAACACTTGTGGCACTCAGATTATCCTGATCGAAAGCGAAGTTCCAATCTCGCATGATAAAAACCGGGAAAGAAAAGTTCGTTAATGCAGTGCATTGGTCGGCAAACAAATTACCGTGATTCGAACCGCTTATGTTCCCGAGTCTCTCAAGTTTGGGAAGACCGATGTCTGTAATAATGCTGCACACCGAAAAATGCAGGTCTCGCTCGACAAAAATCAAGTTGTCGAGATTGACAGACGTTAGAATAAACCCAGCGTCGAAAAATAGCGAACCCGTCCCGATAGCTGCCGCTTTTACGCAACGCAATCCGGAAAAATCGGCTGAAGTAACCAGAGTAATGTCGTCTGATTGTAAATCACCGAAGGCTATTTGCCAAGTCGGATAACTTACCGCGCCTGTCCCGAGATAGATTTTGTCCTTTACCGCGCACCCTTCATTCGAGAAATCGCCTGTTATTCCCGCAGTTTTTCCCCGGACCTTGTAACACCAAACTTCGCCTGCGCCGATTGAATCGGTGTCGTGAAAGATTGTAGTAGTAGTTTCCCCGATAAATATAAAGGAACCCCCGTCAATACTTCTCCACACCTCAAAATCGTCGGGCAATTCTGATACCGTCCATTCGACAACAATGTCGTCAACTATAGAATCGGTTGAAAGCAATAATTCCGGTGTTTCTGGAACGGGGGGTGGAACAACGCCACGGCAAACCGGATCACTCAGATCACACTCACCTTCGGTAGTGATTCCTGTGACACGAAAACATCCTTCTAGGTCTCCGATGACGAATCCGCCGTCGCCCTGAATACATTCCGCGATAACCGTGTATGTCTCAGAACCGAGGGGCGCATGATACACGTTGTAACAGAGCGCGGGAATACGGGGATCACATGTTCGGTCTCCGCAAACGGTATCGACAGTCAGTAAGTCCCAAAAAAGTATGTCGCCTTCGATCCGTAGTCCGGTAATCTTGCAGGGCGACGGGTGGTCAACGAAAACAAAACTTCCGCTGCTGCTACCGCTGAATATGAAAGGACAGAGTGCGGGGCAAATGTAGTCCAGTGGCGGAATTCTGAGCCAGATGAGATCGATTAGACTATCCACGAGACCCCCACATTTCTGCTAACATGCTTTCTTGTCGTCTCTCTTCGTCTCGAAGTTTTTTCGAAGCCCTCATCTTCTCTATTGTAGCTGAAGACATTTTTCTACCAGTAAGAACTTTAGAAAGTTTTTTACGTGTTTCTAAAGATAGAGGTCCGAGTCCCTTCCCTTTTCTAGCTTCAGAAATCTTCTTTCGTAACTCTTCAGAAAATACTCTTCCTTTTAGAGCCTCCGATATTTTCCTACGAGATTCAGGGGTGTGACGTTTTCCAGAGTTTAACGCAGACAGCCTTTTCTTCGTGACATCTGTATGGAGTCCTCCCGGACCACAATCTCCGCCGTCAGTAAGGTTAACTAAATCAATCCCAAGCTTTCGAAGTGTGGAGATTGTGTTAATCTCCAGCTCACACGCTTCTTCCTTAGACAACCCAACACACAGCGGAATTATTAGGGGCTTAAATCCTTCCCGTTTCATTTTCTCTATCCAAGCTGTTTTGTGATGACTCCCGTCTTTTCTAAACAAATGATTGTGCAGTCTATTTTTCAGGGGTTGGCTAGTTATACCGATGTAACGGGCTTCTTCCCCGGGTTTAGACAAACTATATAAAACAAAGTTTTTCATTGCAAGCCTAGCGAGAAAAACGGAGGACTAAAAGCCTCGATCTCAATTTCTGCTGCGCGTTGTGCGATTCGCTGGGCAACTCGATCTGCTGCGTCTTGAGAAACAATCGAAGTTGCATGTCCAACACCAACAGCGGAAATACCGCTTTGTGTCAAAGACACTGTTTCTGTAGCAGAAAAAATTCTTAGCACTTTCGCAGATAGCAGTTCTTCCGCGTCGTCTGCATTCGTATCGAAAACACTTTCTCCGTCAAATCGAGTGGCGTTAAAGGCTTCCTCGTTCTCACAAGCCTTCGCACTTCCTGCAAAATCTTCCTCGGGTGCCTCTGTTGCGAAACTGCGAATCCATCGGAGGGTTGCCGGTCCGTGACCGACAATTAGGAGTCCGAAAGATTCCTCATTGTCATCATTTAGATTAGATTCAACTGGACAACTACCGGATTCAATGTCTGGATTTTGTTGTGATAAATCTTCGGTTCGCAGAATTCTGGATTGGGGTTTGTAAGCAAACAGATCATCATTCATCGTAATATCTCTGTCGAATGATAATGAACCTTTCTCTACTGATATTTGTCGGGTGGAAATGGGTTTGTAAGCTCCCCGGACCCCGGGGGCACAAAAAACTCCTATGTCAGTCGATTCTTCTATTGCGGTAAAAGCAATATCAGCAAAAGTATAACGGCACTGAACCCCCGGGGGTTTGTTAGCGTTAGACGAAATTCCAAAATAGTTACGAGTAAAAACAGCCCACTCGATCGGACAATTGTTGTCTAATCGATCGGGGGTAAAAGATTGCCACAAACGATTTTCTCCATCTCGGTCGGCGCTAACATGAAAAATTCTTTCCGCACCTGCGATAACTCCATATACCCACTCCACCGGTCGGGTTCCTGTCCACGTCCCGCTCCATGTGGGACCGCCCTCGTCACTGACCGTTTCGAAACTTGCGTTGTTGAAAACCCACGTTGAACGATTGAAAGTGTCCTCTGCCGGAACGGAAATTAGCAACCACTGCCCGAAAGCACCCATCGCGACTAGGCTAAGATCGTCCTTCAGAAATTTTTTCGAGATCAACATTTCGTTGTCGCGAATCGGAGTCCGACTCGTCCAACCTCTGCTCGTCGCTGGGTCGAAAACTACTAATCCCGCGCTCGACCACCAACTGAGCCTACCCGCTTCAGAAGTGACTGCGCGATTGCTCGAACAACCCACTTGCAAAATCTCTTTCTGAAAGCCAATCGTCGTAAGCCACAAATTCCGATCCCGAATATCGGCCTGAATAAGCGAGGTGTCATCATCGGTATAAACGAGTAGTTGAGGGAATTCTATGCTGGGAGTTTTTGACATCGCAGTTACCTCTCGGCTGAAAATGAAACTCGATGTGCCGCCCAGATAAACCTGTTCAACAAATGAAAAGGGATTCGCGATGTCACTGGCGAAAACTTGTGCTCCGTAAGCGACCCACAGACGATCCCCGACCCATTGCATCGGCCCTCCGATTGGGGTTTGAAAAGGCAGACCTTTGATATGTCCAGACATCGATCCGTCATAAAAGGCGGGTGCCGTGAAGCCCCCGTCCTGAAGGATCATAACAGCACGAGGTAGGATTAACTCGATCGGAGAAGTCACGTCACCGGGAACGATTCTGCGAGCTGATTGTATAGTCTGACAGAAAAATACTTGCTTCGCTGACGGAAGGAACTGGATGTTTTCGATTTGATGGAATTCCTTGAAAGGCCATGTGGTGACATAGACCTTGCCCTCGACTGCGAAAATGATTTGCTCTAGGCCAACATTCGGACGAAAAATAGCCGCGCCTTGAAGGTTGCCCTTCGGCATTTTGAATAAGCAACGATGACCTGGGCGGCAGGAAATCACGCCGCTCATGTTAATCACGTTGATACCAGACCAGAACTGACCGCGCTGTAATTGCGACGGATCAACGCTGGAATTGCTTCCAGCGATGAACGACGAATCGAAATCGAGTAATTGTGGAACAGCCATTAGTCAATCCGATAGTCACTTTTGTCGCGAAGGTTATTGCGATCGATAACTTGGATCGGGGTGTAAGTCGGCGGCTCAAGCTTCATCTGCGCCTCAAGCTCCAGTCGGGCAGCATCGGCTTCGCACGAGTGAGCACTAGCAAAATCGAGCGCAGCATAAGATTTACGTGCTTGCATGCCGATCAAAAATCCTACTCGACTATTGAGCGGAACGTGATCGAACCTACTATCGAAAGTGGGGGTCGATTTGATGTATGCGACCCTCACCCAATTGCACGAGCGATTCAAAATTATTCTTCGGAGCTGGGGCAAGGTTTCGTCAGGCTCCAGAACTGAGAGATTGACACCGCTCTTGCCGTTACTGTCTGTTGTAGCGAGACGCATTGACCCCGCAGATGGCTCTTTATATAGTCCTGTAATCCGAGATACAAACACCGCTGGTGTGCTGGGGATGGCATAACCATACACGGTTGGAAGCAAAAGTCCATCAACCCATTGACCACCGCTTTCTCTTCGTAACTTATTTCCCGCTGCGTCGTATCCATAGATAATGAATTGCTTGTTGTTGTCTTCCGGATTTTGGAGATGCACGACAAGCTCAGCCGGTGTAATCAAGTCACGATATGTTACATGCCAGTTGCCTTGGTCCTGCCAGGACCATTCACAAGATTGTCGGCAGTCGCCGGGACCGTTAAGATGAAAATTGAAAAGTTGTCCGAATCCAAGAGCGGGTTGACCGCCAATGTTCGCCGCAATGACAGTGCTTACTTCACGCGGGAGAGTCACGCACTTTTTTCCACAGCACGCGCCCAGGCTGCAATTCTGACCGCTGGAGCAAGAGCATCCGGCAGTGCAAATATCGATCCAGCCTTTCCAACCTTCGAAATCCGCCTTGTTCGCAATAATGGTGACTACATCACCACACCAACGAAAAAATTTCAGATCATCGCATTGTCCGATGATCTTTTTTGCTTCGTCGTAAATGTCATCGATTCTGAACAATCAATACTCGCTTTCGTTCGTTTTCGATTTCTCCTCTGCCAAAGCATCGAGTGCTTCCTCCGCGCTTTTGTCGCGAGTGGCTGGTGCTTCGGATTTCACCGCCTTAACACTAACGATTTCTTCAACACCGATCGTGCAACTGTATTGCTTGTCGGCGGGCCGTCGAGTATCATCGTCTGATTTCACCTTGCAGTAACGAATAACCATCGTCCCCTCTTCAGGACCGTCGAACGGTTCATCGTGAAAATACGTAAATTGAGGGTAATCCTGTTTTTCGCCCCCCGGACCGATCAGAATTCCACCATCTGCGTATTCCCGTTGCGCTCCCTCAAGATCAAGATTCATTTTTGCCATATTCAACAGTGTTCGGGTTGTGTATTTTTCGCTACGACTTTTCCATCAACAATTACCGGCGAACCGTCTGAGTTTCGCTCCACATCATCTGCCGGATTTTCGATCGTCAGAAAATATCCAGGCGCACGAATCGTCATGTCGCCACCCCTCGGGCGTTTGCAATTGTGGACAACTAGGTGGTGTTGGTCATGCAGGACCGGCACGCAATCGCCTTTATTGTCGCGAACGGGAACCGGGGCGGGCAAAGCACGGCATTCCGGACCGAGTGGCGGTCTGTTGTTTAAACAGGGTATGCAGCCACAACCGCAGCCGCATTCTCCAGTTTTGAAGGCGTCAATGCAGTCTAACATATTAAGGGCCAGTAGGAACGACGATTTTTCCCGCTGAAATGGTGCCTGAAGCTCCGGAAACCGGTCGGATGAGCGTCAAAAACACCAATCCAGACGAATTCGCACCGGTTACTTGGTAATAACCCGAACCCTGGATGAAAACATTCAGACCGGTGACAATAACGGGCGAAAACTGCGTCAGGAGGGTCAAGGTGGGGCTTTCCGCCGTTGGTTGAGTGAAAGCCTGCAAAGTGACGGTGTAAGCGTTAAAACCGTCCTTGCCAGGGCATCCTTGGGCACCTTGGGGACCGGTCAAACCCACGATTCCGTCTTGGAACAGGCGAAGAAAATAACAGGCCAGCCCTTCATCGGCTCCCCGGGGGTTATTTGGCAGTCCTGTGTCGAGATTACAGGGCAAAGACCAGCTCACAACTCCGTCGATCTCCGTTTTTACCACCGTGCCGAAAAATTGGAGGGTGAAATTGCTAATCTGCGACGGAAGCGATTCGCAAGCAGCCGTATTGTGCTGCGTTATCGCGCACGGATTGTTCGAACAACCGCTCGGCACGTTGAATGAATTACAGTTGCTCACAAAATTCTCGCTCCTTTACTAAGATTGTCTTTAGCCCAAAGCGGCTCAAGATTCGTATAATGAAAACACCGCTTTTGTTCCTCGGGTTTAGATAAATCGAAAGAGGCACATGGTTTTTTATGATCGACATGCCAATCTCCATAATTCTCCCAAGTCATGCCGGGTTTCATCCAAAATTCCAACCACTCTTTGAGTTTTGAAAAACTACACCCCACCAGTTCTTTTGTAGAATCTGTTTTTGAATTCCGAACCAAGGCTTGTCGAATACGGCACCTCAGATTAGATGCGAGTCTATTCTCAGGTTTCTTCAACCACTGTGACATAAGTATCCTGAGTTTTTCTCTGTTTTCCGGAAGAGAAGCCCACTTTCTGTTGCGAACCCTAGCTCTCTCTCGGTTCTCAGGTTGTTGGTTATACTCCAACATGTAAGCCTTTTTTCTAGCGGTCATTTTGTAATTTCCTTCACGAGAGTCTGGACATCCTCATCCTGAGCCTGTGTGTGGTGCTGTTTAAACGCCTCTAGTATTTTCGTTTTCAATCCTTCGTCGGGGACTTCTCTTTTCAGCCAATTTTTGAAGTCCTCTCCGCCTTTCAAAACTTGAGAAAACCCCCTGGATAATACTCGACCCCCCACTTGGGCCACTTTCAATCCCACCGCCACACCCGGGTTCCCGGCTGCGGCCACACTTGCAACGGTTTTCAGAACTGTCCATACAACAAAGGCAATGACTCCTATAATTCCCAAATATAGGAAATACGGAATTTTAAACCAACCCGTATCTTCGATTTTTTTACCAACGTTCTCGTCGTTCTGCTTTTGAAAATCCTCCAAAAGTTTCCCATATCTATTGGTGAGCCGATCAAGCCTTTCTGTCAGTTTTTTTACCTCTCCAGACCACGGGTCAGAAGGTGGACCCAATGCTCGGCCAACGGATTCCGAAAGTGAGGCGGCTTCACCGGCTGGTTTTGCGGCTTCGCTGTTGTCATCTGTTGCGATTCGTTCCGCCTCGCGAGCCTTCGTTGCGGCGAGTGAAACAGCTTGTCTCTCCGCTTCGAGTTGTTGTTTTGGGTGACTTGGGAATTTTTCAACTTTGTCCTGTCCGAATTCCACCTTTTTTGGGAAAAGGCTGCTGCATCCAGTTGTCAGAAAAACAACTAAAATGGTCTGACAAATTTTTTTCATTTTTTCTTATCAAGTTGTTTGATCTTTTTGAAAATGAAAACAACGGTAATAATTGCAACAGCCAGTTGAGCCAGAGAAGTGGCGTTTCTCAAAATAGGTTCAATGTCTCTCACCCAGGAAGACAAAGATGACAAACTCAAGTTTACCGATGACAGAGCCATTATTTTAAAAACATCGTCTTTCATGGATTGATACTCATCGTGTTTCCTGCGGTAACTAATGCTGCGTAGCCGACTTGTCCCTGTATGGACAGTGATGAAAAACCAGCATTTGTTCCGCCATCGAGAAAAATCGTCGCTGAAGTTACCCCCGAGGCATTTCCTCTCGCAATAACTCCTTGGACGGAAGAAATATCGAGTGCGCCTGAATCGAAGGCGTATGTTCCGCCGTTGTGCATAATGAGGTTCGGAATTGAGACCGAAACGAAAGTGGTGTTGTCGCAGAAAAAATCTCCGTTTATATTGACCAATGATGGGAGAGACAATACGGTCAAGGTGCCGCTGGAGAGGTCTGCTAACGATAAATGGAAGCTGCCTGTTACGAGTATCAAGTTACTCAAATTGAGAGTATTTATTACCAACAAAGAATCGAGAGCAAGAGTCCCTCCGATCACAGCTCGGAGTCCTGATAAATCTATGTCCGTAACATCGACATTATCGGAGGGCTGGAAATCTCCGAAAGCAAGCTGCCATGTCGGGTGAATAACTGTAGTTCCTGTATTGAAGGGGAAAAACTGATCCCTCACTGCACACGCTTCCACTGAAAAGTTTCCGACCGTGGGGGAACTTCTTCGGACTTTGTAACACCATATATCACCTGCTGCCATTCCGCCCGTGGTATCGGTGTAATCGTTGGATGCCCAATGAAGTTTTATCCCTCCCAAAACCGAGTCGATTCCCATCAGAATTGTAGGGTTATCAGGAGAAGTGCTGCTGATGGTCGTCAGCAACGAAAATGCTCCGCCATTTATGCTACGCCAAATCTCGCTTTCAAATTCTTCAGGAGGCGGGGGATT